TACAGCAGAAAACACCTACTTCCAAGTCTCGGCTGTGACGAACTCACATGAAGTTTTGAGATTAGATGGAACCGTAACAGGTTCCGTCTGACTGAAACAATCTACATGAAGCTTAAACGTTATTACTTCGTAATAACGATTTGATCTTTATATCATTTACTTCTATCAACAAACGAAGTGCATAGTTTGAGCGATAGCGAAAACTAATATCTACGAAGTAGATATTAAAAATGAATAAATACTTTGTAATTAAGGAATAATCATGGTTGCTATTAATGAGATATTTGTAGAATCAGCAAAACTTCTTGTTGAATCAGTTTTTGAAGTTGAAAGTGGTACTATTATGAGTACCGGAAATACCTCTTTGGGATATAATGTAGTTGATACAAGATTAAGACCTACTGATCCAAATTATATTGTAAGAACTTTTGATAATGCACAGGCAGCACAAAACTACAACAACACTATTAATTTAGAAATACGAAGAAATTCTAGTTTTGATCCTAGAGCTTCGGGGTCGCCGGCACCAAACAATGCAATTCCTACTACAACAAACAAACCTCCTTTAGAATGGGATGATCTCAAAGACCGTAACGGAAAACTACCTAGAAGCATTCAAGCTCAATTACGTCGCGACGGATTCATTGAACATGGTGGCCATAGATACACAAGACAAGAAATAGAAGCGTTTACACAACAAGCTAACGCTCGTCGAGCCCAAATAGCACGAGATGTTGAAGCACAACGTGGAAAACTTTTAACCATGGACGAAGAAGCTAAGAAGAATCCAAGAAGATGGGCACGTAACAACATTTCTTTCTTAAGACAAGCTACTTCATCTACTATGAGGAGTCTATTTCCATTTACCTTCCGTCCAGGTGTTAGTATGGCAGCATATGATACTTTAAAAGATATGTTAATTAATATGTATGCTTCTGTTAATGATCAAACATCAGCAGAAAATTTTGCAGTATCTTCGAGACAACTATTTGGCGCTTGGTTTATTACTTTTGCAGTTCCTGATTTAATAGGTGCTCTAAGAGCAGGCACTAGACTTTTGCTTTCTTCTATAGTTAAAATATTTAGAGCTGCAAATATGGCAAACATGACAGCAAGTCAAATTGCTGCATTTGTTGGCGGCCTGCCAGGTCAAGCACTGATGGCTTTTAAAAATTTGTTACAGTTCATAGCTGTTGAAGCAGCTATATATTTTGCTATTAGAGCAGCTACAAGCAATCCAGATGTACAAAAAGTAATTATGGGATTCATTGCAAAAGATTATGTTAATCAACTAGCATTGTGGGGTTATACAGGAGCAGAGTTTGTTGACAATCTTATTACTGAACAATGGAATTCAAAAGTAGTACCTCAATTTGGAGATACTGTAAGCGAAATGGAAAGAGTAGATGCAATTGAAAGACTAGGGCTTGAATTTGAAAAAGAGTTTGGAAAAGCTACATCTGCATCAGGTGATGAAATAGAAGCCGGCGGCCCGGCGCAACCTATACAAATAAATCCTCAAAATAATAATACAGAGCGTCGAAAATTTAATCTTAATGATTTTTAAATCATCGGCATTTTAGAACTTTTAGTAGCGTCAATATTTTCTTTAACAATTTTTCCTAAAATTTCGATATCCTCTATGTCAGTGTCAGTAAGCAAATCTTTTGAGTTTACTCCTCCTCGCATATACCAAGAAAGTTTATAAACTTCGTGTTTGATTTGCTTTACTTCGTTCTCCATACTTTTTGATAATTCTAAAATTTCAGAATCCGAGAGTGAGACTAAACTTTCAAGAAAAAACTCGAATAGTCCAAGTTTGGCTTAATGTTTTGTTTGTGTTGACATTCGCTACATTCAACTTCAGTAGCCGGCATCTCTAGTTCTTGATTGTTTGTTGAGTATATTGTTTGTATTCCGTTAAAGAATACACTATCATTATTAATTACAAAATCTTTAATAAACTCCATGTTTGATTCAACATCGCCGTCAGGAGTAACAACATCAACAATTACATTACAAATAATATTTTCAGTTTGAGTATTAATTTGTTCGTAAAGTGAATTCATTAATTCATCTTTTTTATCTTGGTCAATGTCAGTTCTTGATATAATCTGTGCAAGTTCTCGTCTAACTCTCATTGAAACTTGCTGATTTTCAACCATTTCTTTGTATGTTAACGGTCTAAGTCTAAAAGTAAAATCTTCAATACGTGTTTCAAATGTACCTTTAAACGCAGCAGCGTGATCTAATAAAGACTGAACTGATAAACTATATGCATCGTCATTGCCGCAACTAGTACACTTCGAACTTAAAGTTATTGCTTCACCAAACGAAGCTAATCTAATTGCAGCCATTACATAATCAAAATCAGCATTAGTTAGTAACCAAGCATTTTTTATAGAAGGAATACAACTTTGTATAATTTTTACTGTTGCGTTTCCTGAAATCAATGCGTCAGGTGTTTTAGCTAGAATCTCGTCGTTAGCAGTCATGCTAAAAACTTCTAATTCTTCATATTTTTCAGCTATATCATTATTATACCAAGCACCTTGGCTTGGTAAGTCTATATATAACTTAGGCTGTCTCTTATATTTTTGAAGAGGGCTTTGTGTATTTTCCATGCATATAATCCTTAGGATAAATATATTATACGTTATTATTTATAATTGACGTTTTACCTGGAGAATAGATTTGGCAGAAGAAACCAGAAATGAAAATACTGAGTCAGTAAACAGAAATACTGGTGCCTTTAACAGATTAAATCAAGCCATTGACGGTTTAGGCAGCATGGTCGGTAGCATTGTTCGCGGTGCTCCTCAAGCTATGGCTCCTATTATGGCCGCAGCACCTGGCATGAAGATGTTTGCCGATTCAATGGCATTTGCTGAAGGATACATTAGTATATGGCAAGGACTTACACGTTCTGGTATACATTTTAATAATGAAATAGACCAAATGATCCTAGGGGTCGGTCGTGCTAATCTTCGAATCGAAGACTTTGCAAAAATTGTTCAACAAAATAATATAGAATTTGCTGCAATGGGAGGAACTGCTAATGCAGGTGCTCAAGCATTTTTATCAGCCCAAGCAGCGTTTATGGCCGAATCTAATGGGTTGTTCAATGAACAACGAATTGAACTTGAACGTCTCGGTTATACTTCGCAAACATTGAGCGAAACGTTTGCATCATTTGATTCACTAGCAACCATTCAAGGCATTAGGTCTAGAATGAATGAAAGAGAACGTAATCTAGCAGCAGCTGAATATGCAAAAACACTTGACGAATTGGCAAGACTTACAGGCAAACAAACAGATGCTCTTGCTGAAGAACAAGCTGAAATATCTAGACAAGGTAATGTATTTGCATTTGGACAAATGCTTGACCAAGATGTAAGAGACGAACTTGATAACGGATTACTAGCACTTAGACAAGTTGCACCTAGTGTTAAAGATTTTGCAGTTGATATTCTTACAAGAGGATTTCCAAATATGGATGATCCTGAAATGAGAGCATTAAACGCAGCAGCACCTGGACTAAGAGATGCACTAATGGAAGCTCGCCAAGCATTTTTAGACGGCGATGAAACAAGAGCACAAATGTTAATGGACGCTGCATTAGGTGAAGCAACACAACTTAGAAACAATCAGTTCTTGATTAGACAAGCAATGCTAGGTAGTGCAACTGAAATTTCTCAAGGTTCGATGAATATTATGACTGAGCTTAGTAGTGGCCTAGCACTAAGCGGAGATGTAATTAGAGCAAAAGCACTTGAAATGTTTCCTGAAACTGCACCTGAAGATCTGTCAGGTGATCAGATTGCTCAAGCAATGGATGCAATTATCACAGAAGAAAGAAGAAATCAAACATCAAGAACTTCTCAGTCTCAACAATTATTAGATCAATATTTAAGCGGCATACGACAACTTCAGTCAGTAGCTATGAGTGCGCAAGAAGCTGTTGTTAACGGAATATTTAATACTTTAACTGCTGCGGCTGATAGATTTGTACAATTTATTGAAGGCCGAGATGTGTTAGGAGATATTTTAGCTACAATCGAAGGTCCGATTGGTGATGCAGCTAGAGCATTTCACGATACAAACAGTCAAGTTATGGCAACCGTAGCAGCGTCTACTCAACTTCAAAGAGATGCTTCTTTGTTTGTTGATAGAATGAACACATTAGGTTTTGAAGCTACTGATGTTGACCAAATGACAAACATAATCGATGACCTTTCAAATAAAACACAAGAGTACGCAAGAGACACAAGTAATACTGCATTAAAATCAGAAATAGATACACTAACAGCAGCCTTAAGAACTATAATGGATAATTCTACTTTAAATCCTTCTGCACCAAATCCTAATTCGTTAAGTCCAGAACAATTAGAAGAAATAAGAAATATGATGTCAGAAATGAATCCAAACAGAAACTTTGGATCTTTAGGAACTGTTGGAAGATTATTCGAAAACTTTGGTAAAAGTACAGCAGTAAACTTGCACGGGCTTGAAGCTGTTGTTACTCCTGATCAAATGGCAAGCATTGTTGAAAGTTCTGCACTAGGTGCAATTAGATCACTATCAGCTAGTCTATCAGATACTACCACAAATACAACCGGAATGCTTGACGGAATGTTAAATACTATAAGGACTTTACCTACTGAAATGGCAAGTATACAGCCAAGTTCGACAGAAACTAATACAGTTGAAAGAACAATGCAAGATATGGCTATGAGGTTACGAGGTCCTTTAGAAGAAGCAATGAATAATACATTAGTACCAAAATTAGAAGAACTAGTTGCTGTAAATCAAAGATCAGCACAATCTTCAGATAAAATTAGAAGAGGCATTGGAAATTTAGGAACAGATATGTTGAGGAGCGTATAAATTGAGTTGGAAAAAATATTTTACACCTGTGAGTTCAGATAACTCAATTAACGGAACTTACAGTCCTTTAAGCGGAACAGCATCTGGTGCCCGCCCAGGCCCTGCACGTTCTAATTATTCATCATATCTTCCTGATGTATATGTTGGATCACCTAATCGTGTTGAGCGTTATGGTCAATACAACACCATGGACAATGACAGTGAAGTAAACGCTGCATTAGATATTCTTGCAGAGTTTTGTACACAAATCAATGACGAAAACGGAACTAATTTTAAATTTAATTTTTTTAAAAATGCAACTAATTCAGAAATTACAATTCTAGGGCAATACTTAAAACAATGGTGCAAAGTTCAAAAATTTGAAACACGTATGTTTCGTATCTTCCGTAATGTATTTAAATACGGAGATGCAATATTTGTAAGAGACCCAGAAACTAAAAAATGGTATCATGTTGATCCTGCTAAACTTACAAGAATTATTGTTAACGAGTCAGAAGGAAAAACTCCTGAACAATATATAATTAAAGATTTTAATTTAAACTTTAAAGAATTAGTAGCAACAACACCTTTTCAAACTACAGGCAACATAACAGGCGGCGGCAATCCTAATACCGGGTACTTTACTGGAAGTGGTAGAGGAATGGTTGGACAACCTCAGCAAGGACTTCAAGGTTCTAGATTTAATGTCGAAGACGGAGAAGTTGCTATTAATGCAGAACATGTTGTTCATTTAAGTTTAAGTGAAGGACTTGATCAAAACTATCCATTTGGTAACAGTTTGCTTGAAAGCATTTTTAAAGTTTACAAGCAGAAAGAACTGCTTGAGGATGCGATCATCATCTATCGTGTCCAACGTGCGCCGGAGCGCAGAGTATTCTACGTTGATGTGGGTAACATGCCAAGTCACTTGGCAATGCAGTTTGTGGAACGTGTTAAGACGGAAATCCATCAGAGAAGGATCCCATCGTCAACAGGGGGCGGTCAGAATGTCATAGACTCATCATACAATCCTCTATCAATCAACGAAGACTACTTCTTCCCACAGACCGCAGAAGGTAGAGGCTCTAAAGTTGAAACGCTTCCAGGTGGCACTAACCTAGGAGAAATTGATGACCTTAGATACTTTACTAATAAGTTGGTACGCGGCTTACGTATCCCATCTTCGTACTTACCTACTGGAGCTGACGATGGTGCCACTTCATTTCAAGATGGACGAGTTGGCACTGCATACATTCAAGAACTTCGCTTCAATAACTACTGTGAACGTCTGCAAGGCTTAATTACAGAAGAATTTAATCAAGACTTTAAGCGTTATTTGTTAGAACAAGGTGTAAACATTGACACTAACATGTTTGATCTTGAGTTCCAAGCACCGCAAAACTTTGCAGCATATAGACAGTCAGAACTAGACAATGCAAGAGTTCCAACGTTTACACAAATGAGTGCAATTCCTTATGTTTCAAACAGATTTGCAATGAAACGCTTCTTAGGAATGAGTGCTGAAGAGATTGCAGAGAATGAAAGACTATGGCGTGAAGAAAATGACGAAAATCTAGGAACACCTGATACAGATGGCGCAGGTGAAATGAGAACAGCAGGCATTAGCAGCGCAGGCATTAGTTCCGATTTAGACGGTGCAGAAGATGTTGCAGCTGGAGGACCAGCACCTGAAGACGGTGGAGAAGGAGCACCACCAGAAACAGCAACAGGACAAGATATAGGTGGCGCAGCAGCAGCGCCGGCAAATGATCAGACAATATAAAGCATAAATAATAACATGATACTAAGAGAACTTTTTTATTACGACAAAGAAACACTTGAGCCAACAGAAGATATGGCTTATGAGCCTCAGTATGACGACTCTATTGTAAAAAGTTCTGATACAAGAAAAACAAGACTTACATTAAGACAAATTAACAGAGCTAGAAAAGCATCTGATGTACACACCTTAGAACAGTCTAAAGAACTAGAGTTTGTTAGACAAATGTACGGACTTGCTGCACAACAAGCAGCAGCAGGCGGAATTTAATATGGTGTACAATGCCAAAGTTAGACAAGTCTAAGTACACTAAAAAAGAAATACAAAAAATATTATCCGAGCGTAGAACGCAGAAAGCTCTAGCTCAGTTAAAACCTAAACCAAAAATTTATCCTAACGAACATACTGGAAAAAGTTATGCTTTTGTTTTAGGCAACGGAACTTCTCGAAAATACATAGATCCAAAACAAATTCAACAGTACGGAAAAGTATACGGATGCAATGCCTTATATAGACAGTTTGATCCTGACTATCTAATTGCTGTTGATGTAAAAATGATTTTAGAACTTGAAAATAAAAAATACATAGAGCAAAATCCTAATGTTTGGACTAATCCTAATAGAGCCTACAAAAATATAAAAGGTTTAAATTTTTTTAAACCTAGCAGAGGTTGGAGTAGCGGTCCAACGGCATTGTTGTTAGCAAGTCAACATGCACATAAGAATATTTTTATTTTAGGCTTTGACTATAAAGGATTAGACAACGGTAAACTAATTAATAATATGTATGCAGGGACACCTAACTACAAAAAAACAACAGACACAGCAACATATTATGGAAACTGGCTTAAACAAACTACAAAAGTAATAAAAGAATTTCCTCATATTAACTATTTTAGAGTTATAACACAAGAAAACTTTCAACCACCAGAACTAAATAATATTAGTAATTTTAAAACAATTATTGTTGAAGATTTCAAAAAAATGTTCAACATTTCCTAACATTTTAATAAAATGGCTCGTTTTGAGCCTATTTCTACGCATATTTTCTCTTTCTTGTTAAATAATAATGACAGCCTTACCATAGGTAAAACTTTATAGGAGAAAAAAATGGCAGATCACAAGAAATTTGAAGAAATGCTTGAGCGCCTAGTCAATGAAGACAAAGCAGGTGCGGAAGAGCTTTTCCACGAAATCGTGGTAGAAAAATCACGTGAAATATATGAAAACCTACTTGAAGCAGAGCTAGAAGACGAAGAAGTAGATGAAGCTACTGATGAAGAAGTAGATGAGTCAGACGAAGAAGTAGATGAAGCTACTGATGAAGAAGTAGATGAGTCAGACGAAGAAGATTTAGATGAAAACTTCGACCTTGATGAATTTGAAGTTGAAGCTGACCCAATGGACATGGGCGGAGACGCAGGCGATGACATGATGGGTGATCTTGAAATGCCAGCTGACGACGAAGGCGACGAAGGCGAAGGCGAAGGCGACGAAGATTTAGAAGATCGTGTAATGGATCTAGAAGATGCACTAGAAGATCTAAAAGCAGAATTTGATGCAATGATGGACGGCGAAGAGCCAGGCGACGAAGAGCCAGAAATGGACATGGACATGGACATGGGCGACGATGACGAAGCTGAAGAAGAGTCATTTGCTTTTGAATCAGATGATGAAGAAGTAGACGAAGCAGCAGACGAAGAAGTCGACGAAGCATCAGACGAAGAAGTCGAAGAAAAGAAAGATGAAGACAAAAGCGCAGGTGAAACAATGCGTGAGTATGTCGAAAAGGTAACCGCAACAATGGGTGACACAGGTACTAACGGTACTAAGTCAGCAGTTGCTGGTAAAAACGACATGGGCGGAACAGCAGGCAATATTGCACAAAGCGACACAGGCGATGTAGCAGAAGCAGGCGCAGGTTCAAGTGTAAAAGGTAATGCACTAAATCAGCAAACTGCAAAAGAAGATAATGCTGGTAACGTCAATGTTCCAGGCGGAAAAGCTGCAAAAGCTGGTAAAACACAACCAGGTCATGGCGCAGAGAAAAAAGGAAAGCCTGAGACTGCTGACAAATCAGCTCAAAGCACACTTAACGGCGTAAGCACAAGAGCAAAATAAGCAGTATAATATAAGGAAGTTTGAATGAAAAACTTACGAGAGCATTTGACATTCGACCAGGCAGGAATGGTTGTTGAGTCTACTGATAACGCTACAGGCGGAAAAGACCTTTATATGAAAGGCATCTGCATACAAGGCGGTGTGCGTAATGCAAACCAACGTGTATATCCTGTAAATGAAATTGGTAGGGCTGTCAAAACTCTCAATGATCAAATAGCAGGAGGATATAGTGTTCTCGGTGAAGTCGATCATCCAGAAGGCCTTAACATCAACCTAGACCGTGTAAGCCATATGATCACAGAAATGTGGATGGATGGACCAAACGGTTACGGTAAACTTAAAATTTTACCAACACCGATGGGAAACCTAGTTCGCACTATGCTTGAAGCTGGTGTGAAACTAGGTGTTTCATCAAGAGGATCAGGTAATGTATCAGAAGACGGTCAAAACCAAGTTTCTGATTTTGAAATAATCACCGTGGACGCAGTAGCACAGCCAAGCGCCCCTGGTGCATACCCAACACCAATCTATGAGCATCTAATGAATGCCCGTGGAGGGTATAAGGCATACGAATTAGCTCAGGCAACAAAACATGACGATAAGGCACAAAAATATTTAAAAGAATCGTTGGTTAATATAATCAACCGACTCCAATAAAAGGAGAAACTAATTATGTTGGATGCACTAAAAACACTTTTCGAAAACGATGTAGTTTCAGAAGAAGTGCGTCACGAAATCGAAGAAGCGTGGAACGCGAAGGTTAAAGAAAACCGTCGTGCAGCTACAGCTGAACTTCGTGAAGAATTTGCAAAGAAATATGAACATGACAAACAAACTATGGTAGAGTCAATTGACAAGCTATTAGAAGAGCGTCTTAGTTCAGAGCTTGCAGAGTTTGCAGAAGATCGTAAAGGTCTAGCTGAAGCAAAAGCAAAATATGCTGTTGCACAACGTGAAAATGCAACTCTACTTAAAAACTTTGTATTAGAATCGCTAAAGAAAGAAGTTAGCGAACTTCACGAAGATCAAAAAGCAGTAGCACAAAAGTTCACACAACTTGAAGAATTTGTGGTAGAAGCACTTGCAAAAGAAATTGCAGAGTTTTACGAAGATAAAAAAGACTTGGCTGAAACTAAAGTACGTCTTGTACGCGAAGCCAAAGAAAAATTTGCAGCAGTTCAAAAAGAATTTGTTGCTAAAAGTGCAAACTTGGTGTCAGAAACAGTTGGTAAAAATCTTAATAAAGAAATTAGTCAACTTAAAGATGACATTGAAGCAGCACGTAAAAACGACTTCGGTCGTAAAGTATTCGAAGCTTTTGCTTCAGAATATGCAAACAGCTACTTAAACGAAAAATCAGAGACTGCAAAATTATTGAAAGTTATTGAAACTAAAGATAAACAGATCAATGAAAATAAAGCGTTAGCTGTCAAAGCAAAAGTGCTTGCAGAGTCAGCAGTAAAAGAAAAAGCTGTATTAATTGAATCTGCAAAGAGAGAAAAGAAATTGAACGATTTAGTTGCGCCATTAGGCAAAGCTCAACGTGAAATTATGACAGACTTACTGGAATCAGTACAAACAGACAGACTTCAGTCTGCGTTTGACAAATACCTACCGGCGGTAATCGACGGTAATACTCCGGCTAAGAAGAAGGCAGTTTTAGCAGAAGGCAAAGAAGTTACAGGCAACCGCGAATATTCGCAAACTAACGTTAGTTCACAAGCAGGCGCAGACGGTAATGTCATTGACATTAAGCGTCTAGCTGGATTATAATATAGGAGAAATCAAAATGTCAGAACTATTAGAAAGTCGCTGGCAGGACACTAAGACTGCACTTGTTGAAGGCCTAAAAGGCAACAAGAAAGCTGTTATGGAAGCGACTCTAGAAAATACTCGTAAGTATCTTTCAGAATCAGCAACAGCTGGTGCAACTTCTGCCGGTAATGTAGCAACTCTAAACAGAGTTATCCTACCAGTTATCAGACGTGTTATGCCAACCGTTATTGCAAACGAGTTGGTTGGTGTTCAGCCAATGACAGGTCCAGTGGGTCAAATCCACACACTAAGAGTACGTTATAGCGACGACTTTACTAGCACAGGTGGCACTTCAGCTACTGCTGGTGAAGAAGCACTATCACCGTTCAAGATTGCAGAAGGATATTCAGGTGATGCAGCAACTGACCGCGCAGCGGCAACAGCAGCACTTGAAGGACAGGCTGGTAACAGAATGTCAATCCAAATCTTGAAACAAACTGTCGAAGCGAAAACCAGAAAGCTATCAGCTCGCTGGACATTCGAAGCGGCACAAGATGCTCAATCACAGCACGGTATTGACGTTGAAGCAGAAATCATGGCAGCACTTGCTCAAGAGATTACTGCTGAAATCGACCAAGAAGTACTAGGCTCACTAAGTTCACTAGCAGGCGCTGCTACTGAAACTTATGATCAAACAGCCGTTTCAGGTACAGCTACTTTTGTTGGTGACGAACATGCTGCACTAGCAGTTCAAATCAACAGAGTATCAAACTTGATTGCACAGCGTACAAGACGTGGTGCTGGTAACTGGGCAGTTGTTAGCCCATTCGCGCTAACAATCCTACAGTCAGCAACTACTTCAGCGTTCGCTCGTACAACAGAAGGTACATTCGAAGCACCAACTAACACAAAAATGGTTGGTACATTGAACAACGCAATGAAAGTATATGTTAACACATATGCATCAGATACTGCACCAGTTCTTATTGGTTATAAAGGATCAAGCGAGTCAGACGCAGCAGCGTTCTACTGCCCATATATCCCACTAATGAGCTCAGGTGTTGTACTAGATCCATCAACATTCGAACCAACAGTATCATTTATGACACGTTATGGTTATGTTGAGCTTACAAACACTGCGTCATCACTAGGTAACGCAGCTGACTACTTAGGTAAAGTTGATATCGCCGCAGGCGTAACATTTAGCTAAGTTATAGTTGTAAAAAACTAGAAATAGGCCCTACGGGGCCTATTTTTTTGACTACATTTTTACTTGTTCATTACATACATTGTAACTTCAAAGCCAAAACGCATTTCAGTATAGCTAGGTTTTGTCCACATAATGCTCTCCTTTCAACTATTATTTAAACACACTTTTTAAAAAAAATCTTGCAGAAAATCATTAATTTTCTATAAAAAGTGGTTGACTTTTACTATAAAGATGTTATATTAATAACATAAGCAACAAAGACTTAGCTAGTCAATGTTTATAGTGCAAGGAAGAGGCGTTTACCAGAGCGTCGAACTTGACTGCTTAGGGGTGGTACCCAGGCGTTGTACTGGAAACAGGCAGTGTCACATCGCTCTACCGAGCGGAAGCAGGTTGTTGCGGAGATGAAATGGTATTTGGTCCGCGGCTTGTAGGTGTAACCGAGTCCTACCTATTTTGCTTATTCTTAGAGCCCGCCACTGTGCGGGCTTTTTTCTCTTTGGATAAATACTATTGTCATATAGGAGCCTCTATTGAGGACTTATGCGGAAACTCACCGCGTAGACCCTAGAACGGCAATGATTAAACAAAGGAGATAATTATGGGACGCCCATTAAACAAAAGATACTTTGGTGCTACTGAAGGTTCAGCAGGTACTGAAGGTAATAACCTAACAGTAATGTGTAAAATTGGTGCTAACGCAGCAGTTGGCAACGGTGTAATTTTATCACAACGCTCAGAAACAAAATTTAACTGTCACGATGATCCAGATGGAACATCAGGTAACACAGGTGTATGTACACTAGTTGACAAAGCAATTGGATCACTAGCAGCTAACGAAATGGTTCTACAAGGTTTTGTAGCCGGAGAAAGTGCTGTAAACATTCGTAAAGTACACAACCGTACAATGTTTGATTTTAATAACAATCGTTATACATGGACTGTTACTGACGATTCAACAGCAAACGTACTAGTATTAACTGCAATCTAATCTAAGGGGCTTAATGCCCCTTTTTAGGAATTTCGAATGCCAAAGATTATAAGAACCACAGATACAGATTATCGAATAATAACAGGTGACGGCGGAACCATCACTCTTGATACAACTAACGCAACAGGAAATTTGAGCGGAACTGTTGTTGTTAAAGGTGATTTAGAAGTAAACGGTGGTACAACTACAATTGAATCGATTATAGCTACTATAGACGATAACATTCTTCTTTTAAGTGCAGGAAATACATCTTCAGGATTACCTGTATCGTTAGATAGACCTAGAAGCTCAGGAATAGAAATTGAAAGAGGATCTCTAGCAAATTCAAGATGGGTGTATGACGATGGCATTGGTTGGGACTTAGGCGGAGTTACAGGAATAGGTGCTTGGATAGGCACCCAAGGAGATATCGGTGCAGAACAAATACTTCCTATTAAGACTTCGGGTATAGTATCAGATCATAATTTATATGTTGACACTAATGACGGAGTTATAAGTGTTTCAGGCACAAACAATTATGAACTAAAAATTTGGAATTACGATAACGGTGTTATTACACCAGATCCTATTACTAATGAAATTACACAAGACGATGATAACATTCCTAATGCAAAAGCAGTTAGAGATATTGTTGATTATAGTCTAGCAACTGTTGTTATTGATAAAATCCAAGAAGATAATTCATCAATTGAAGTTGTTGATAAAAACAACGTAATTTTAAATATTATCGGAGTTGGACCTAGAACACTAGTAACAACTCAAAACAGTCACGGTTTTGCTATTAACGATACAGTAACTATAACTGGAGTGCAATCAAGTCCTAATGACGCAATTATTCAATCGTTAATAGGAAGCTGGACAGTTACCGATGTTCCTTCGTCAACATCTTTTGAATTTGATGCAAATTCAATTGGTGCAGATAAAAGTTTTTATGTAAGTAATTCAGGAAGAACTGTTTCTGCTGAATCAGAAATATCTATTACCGTTGAAGGCAACAATATTACTAATTTCTATAATAATAGAATAAATCTTGCAGATATTGAAATTAAAGGAACTGAAATATTTACATCGTCAAGTAATGATGATTTAGTTTTATCAAGTTCTGGTATCGGTTCTGTAAAAATTAAAGATACATTAGAAATAACTAAAACACCTGGTGATGATGATATTTTATTAGATCCTAATCCTCCGTTAGAAGGTATCAAATTATATTCGAAAGCACAAGGAACAGGTAAAACAGGGTTATACTTCGTTAATGAAAATAACTATCAAGACGAAGTAATAAGTAAAAGTAGAGCATTGCTTTATAGCATGTTATTTTAAGGAAATATAATGGCTTTAGAAAACGCAACATTAACAAATACACAAACAGATGTGCTTGTTGTACCAGCGAATAAAATATATGCTATAACAAGTATAATGGTTTGCAATACATATTCACCAAGCGGCGCATCACCTGAAAACGAAACAGCTACATTTGATATGCATTTCTTAAAAGATAATCAACCTTTAAATAATGCATTAACATGTGTTATTAGAGAACTTAGTTTGCCAGCAGGCGAAACATTTACTTTTGATAGTGAAAAAGTTGTATTAGAAAGTGGTGAAAAATTATCGTTTGTAGGAGATGCAACAAACGCAGCAAACTTAGCAGTGTCAGTTAGTTACTTGGAAGTATAATGAGATTATTAAAAGCGCAGAACACAAATTTACGTAACATCTACGGTAAAGGCGTAAAGTACGATATAAATGGACAAGTTATAATGGATACTACAAACGTTATGCTTGTACCAAAAGGCACATCTGCGGAATTTATATCTACTCCAGTAGACGGACACATGAGATATAACACTGACTTAAATGAATTAGAAATACGTTCAGAAGGCGAATGGCGCAGTGTAAGATACAAAGAGCCAAATAACGATCCTGGTATTGTACAACAAAACTTAGGTAATGGTGATGCTACTATTACACTATTTGGTCCACTAGATAGTCAAGACCCTAATACAATATATACTGCACCAGCAGCAGCACAAAACGTTTTAGTATTTGTTGAAAACGTTTTTCAAATATCAACTACTAACTATACATTAATTCAAAATCCAAGTTCAACAGGAACTGGACAAGAAGTTGAGTCAGGAAACTTTGTTATAGGTGAAGAATATATTATTACTGCAACAGGTGTAACAGACTATGTTTCAGAACACGGTGCAGCAGATAATAATCCTGGAACAACATTTACAGCAGCATCTGCCGGAACTGCTGATGCAACAGGTTTAGCAAGACTCACAGGCTACTATTTAGAATTTACTTCAGCAGTAGACTTAAACAAACCTGTAACAGTACTACATAATTTCGACAAGTAAATTCAATAAATACTGTGTCAAGGAGAATATGAGTGGCACAAGTAGGTAGAATATCCGGTCCTCTTTTAAAAGATAACTTATTGCGTGATGGCATTGATCTTGCGTTTCGCAACGATCTTAATACTAATCAGCTCTTATATCTAGATGTTAACAATAGTAAGATTGGTATTGATACTTCTACACCAACTACTGATTTAGAAATATCTCAAACTTTTCAAACAACAAATTTAATTAGCGATTTCTCTAATATAGCAGGATATACTATTGATAACAATACACTTAGTACAATAGGTAATCTTTATTTAAACGCAGCTGATGCTGTTGTTTTTAGTACATTAGATAATGGTACTATAAGAATTAATGATAATGCAATTAGAACTGTAGAATCAAATGCTGACATAGATATTACTCCTAACGGAACAGGAACTGTTAGAGTCGGTAATGGATTTTTAAATGATGATTCAACTACAGATACAAAAGCAGACTTACAAGTTTTTGGTAATATGCATACTCCGGGTAATATTACCTTTGAAGGAACTATTACACTAGGTGATCAAGCATCAGATGATGTAACATTTAATTCTGACATTAACTCTGATATTATTCCTGATATTACAGATACTTACAATTTAGGTGCTGATCAAAAAATATGGAATTCTATATATACAAATTTATTAAACGGACAATTAGTAGGAACACAAGCATATTTCCTAAACGGAGTTAATCTTCTTACAAAACACGGAGGCATAATATTTGTTGCAGTTGAAGGGAATGACGATAATAGTGGTGATCATCATCTTGATCCGATGGCAACTATTTCGGCTGCACTTTCTAAAGCAGAAGCTAGTGGAGATCAGCCATTTACAATTATAGTATCACCAGGAGAGTATCAAGAAGCATTACCTTTGGTTGTTCCATCTAATGTATCTGTTATTGGTGCTGACATACGTAATGTTATTATCACCCCAGATACCAGTAGTCAGAGTGAAGATGTTTTTCATTTAAATGATAAAACTAATATTGCTAATTTAACTATTCAAAATCATTACTATGACAATGTAAACAATAAAGGATATGCATTTAGATTTGCACCTAATGCTGTAATGAGCGAACGCAGTCCTTATATTCAAAATGTAACGGTACTAACACAAGAAACAAATCCAGGAGACGGAGATGCAGGTAGAGGGGCTTGGATAGACGGTGCAGAATTAAATGCTGCAAGTCCTAATGCTACTATGCTATTTCATAGTTGTACATTTATTTCACCTAATGCTGATGTTATTAATATGACAAACGGTGTTAGAGTAGAATGGCTAAACAGTTTTACATATTTCGCAAACAGAGGATTGTATGCATTTAATGGTGCAACTGGCAGAACAAGTGAAGATGGCAGCACAGTAATATATGGTGCAGAATTGCGCTCAATTGGGTCAGCAAACGTTTACGGCACATACGGTGCAGTAGCAGACGGTGCTGATACTCTAATGTATCTGATACAGCATAACTTTGCGTATATAGGTGCAGGATCTGATAGAACAAACGATTTAGATTTAGTTGTACAAGCAAATGAAGTAGTAGAATTAAACTCAGGACAAATTCATTATGTAAGCACAGACCAAGTTGGTAACTTTAGAGTTGGCGATAATTTCTTTGTAAATTTTGAAACAGGTAATACAAGTTTAAACATTAATACAGGTGATATTGAAACGTTGTCTGGGTTAGTTGTTAATACACCCGGCGGAACAAGTGTTATTGATGGCGCATATATAACAACCGGAAATATAAGAATATCAGATAACGAAATTGTAAGTGTAGTTGACGAATTAAATTTAGATGCCGGAACAAACACTATTAATTTTAACGATAATACTAATGTTAACGGCAATTTAAATATTATTAATAATTTTAGTTTTGGTGGCACATTAAATATTGCAGGTGATCAACCTGGTAGAGATACTGCTGCTGACAGGTTAGTGTTCAATGTGGAATTTGAACAAGATTTTAATCCTCATCAACATACTGTACATAGTTTAGGAGAAGTACAGCGTCCTTGGCTAAATGCTTGGTTAAACAAAACAGAAGTTGGAGACATTAGTATAGATGGAAATGTTATCACAACTGATACATCAAACGCAAATTTAGAATTACGTGCAAGTGGAATTGGAGAAATTTATGTTCCTAGTAACGATGTACAAATTGATAATAACTTAAATGTTAATGGTCTTACTACTTTACAGTCAACAAATTTTCAAGGAATTTTTAATTCTGCAGGAACATTTAATCAAACCGGTAATAGAACTGCAACAAACTTTTATGTTGATGGAGATTTAGACATTACTGGTGCAGTACAATTTGAAGAAATATTATTTGATGGCAATGTAATTACTACAACTACTTCAAACGCAGATTTAGAATTACGTGCAAGCGGTACTGGCAAAGTATTAATACCTAATGATGTGGAAGTTAATAATAATTTATTAGTTAATGATATTACTAGCAATAATATAAATGTTTCATTACAAACAGCATTTAATTATGCAGATCTAACCGATATAACCATTACACAAAATTATATTACTACAAATATTTCTAATGCAGACTTAGAACTAAGAGCAAGCGGAACTGGATTTATAAACATCGAAAGTCCTGCTTATTTAGAAAATAATTTAGTAGTTAATAAAAACACCTTTTTACAAAATGGTGCAACAACATATGAGTACGGCCCAGAGCTTGTAATTAACGGAACATTTAATACAAATGTAAATGGTTGGGCTCAAGCAGGTGGCGGCACTGCTTCATCTGTTAACGGAAACTTAAGAATTGATGCTACAGGTGCTGCACGTAACGTATCACAAGAGATTGTAGTCGAACCTGGAAAAACATATGACTTTGAAGCACAGTTTAGAAGTGTTTCAAATGCAAATGCATTTTATTTAAGAATATTCGAATCTGGTGTTGGTACATTATTTGAATGGAATGAAACTACTGGTCTAGTTGCAGATCAATTGCTAACAGCATCATTTGTTCCACAAACTACATCTATTGATATTATTTTCCGTGCTGTTGATACTATTGTTGAATGGGACAATATTTCTGCATTTGAAGATATCGGATTTGTTACTGCCTTTACTCCTGTTGATGTTAACTATACTGATGTTAACTTAACGGGCAATATAACTCAAACAGGAGATATAACGCAAACTGGAAATACTGTTGTTGCTGGAGGACTTACAGCTACAGGTGATTTTATCGGTCCTGTAGTAACTATTGATAATAATATACTACAAAATACAGCAGAAGGCCTAAGATTATCAACAGAATCTTCAGATAATTCTTCTATTCCTAAAATTATACAATCAATAGTTAACGGAGCAACAGCAGCAGATTATACAGATCAACAAGACAAAAATCTTGTAAACTTTTTTATAAACAATAATTATGTAGATGTTAACCAAAGCGGAACATTAACTACTACAGATTATATTGCTTGGTTGCAGTATGTTGTAAATGGTCAGACTCCTGATCCTGAATATAATGCTTTTATACAACCTATTACTGAAGAAATTCTTTCGTTAGAAAATGCTACTCCTGGATATTTTAATCCAGTTTTATTCTTTGGCGATTATGATAGTCCAAATCTTGAATTACGTGCAAACTCAACAGCAAACATTTTAGTACCTAATAATAATATGCGAGCAAAACAAGATTTATTTGCAGCTAGTATTATTTCTAACAACATTACAGTACAACAAGATTTAAATCTTAATGAAATTGTAATTACTGACAGCATTATAGAAATTGACGATAATTTTATTTCTACTACAATATCAAATGCAAATTTAGAATTACGTGCTTCGGAAAACCAAATAGTTCGACTGCCAGAAAATGTAGTTATTGAAAACAATTTAACTGTTAATGGAATAACAAATTTAAAAAATACAAACATTGTTGGAGATATAACACTAACAGGAAATACAACTCAACAAGGTAATTTAAATGTTATAGGTAATGTTACTGTAAGTTCAACAAATATAGAAAGTGAAATACAATTTGATAACATTTTGTTTAACGATAATTTTATTGAAACTACAGACTCAAACAGTGATTTAGAACTATCAGCAAATGGTGTTGGTAATATAGTAACAAATAACTTAGAAGTTACTAATAATTTACAAGCAACTGATTTAACTTCTAGTAATATAGTTATAGGATCTAATTTTGAGTTTAATAATGCTTTGATAAGTTCTAATATTGAAATTTTTGACAATGTTATTAGAACTACTGAAAGCAACTCTAATTTAGAGTTAAGAACTTTTGATAACAGTAATATAGAATTACAAGAATTATTGTTTAATTCTGATACCTTGACAACTAGCTTAACTGATATAACTTTGGCAACAGATAATATTAATATAATTAGTACATCAGCAATACAACTACCTTTTGGCTTGTCTACTGAAAGACCAAATATAGATTATAGCATTCGTTATAATAGTATAACATCAAGTTTTGAAGGATATAATCAAAATAATATTTCATTTGGTGGTATTTATTCTGATAATAGAGGTACTCGCGTTACAGCTCATCCTACGGACAATACAATTACATTAGTAACTGGAGGGAATCTTCGTGCAACTGTAAATAATGATAATATAACCATTAGTGGATTAACTGTTGACGATGTTTTTATAGATAGCAATATAGTTACAACAATAAATTCAAATGCAGATCTAGAACTACGTGCTAACGGAACAGGAAATCTTGTTATTGACGATATTACTTTGTCCGGAGAATTGATACAAAACACATCAGGAAATGTATTAACTATTAAAAATACAAGCCGCGGCAGAACAAAATTTAATACTACTGGTGCATTAAAAATTCCTTCAGGTACTACAGCAGAGCAACCAGGATTTACACCAGAAGTTGGTATGATGAGATGGAACACTGACATTCAAGTTCTAGAAGCATGGGACGGCAGTACCTTTGTAAGTGCAGCAGGTACAAGCGCATCTATTAGTCCCGAAGAAATGGATGATCTTATCTTAGAATATACTCTAATCTTTGGGTAATAAGCACTTATTTTCTCAATACGATAAATACTATTAATGCAAAGTACGACCATACTTGCAGGGTCAAACTGTGGTTAGCCAGCAAAGAGCGCAAGCTGAAAATTTAGGCTAGAGGGACAGGATCCCCGTATTGAGGAGAAGAGATGGCTGTTGGTCGCATATCAGGTCCGCTCTTAAAGTCTAACTTGATCCGTAATGGGATCGATCTAGCCTTTGAGACAGACTTACTATATCTAGATGTTAATAATCAGCGTATCGGCGTTAAGACAACTGCACCTCAGTACGAGTTAGATGTTAACGGAACCACTAAAACCACAGACTTAATTGTTACTAATAGAGCTGACCTAGCTGACGTTACTATTGAAGGTAACACTATTAGTACTACACAACCTTATTTAAACTTAGCAACACTAGATACTGTTGTTTCACTAAACAAGATTCGCATTGATAGTATTGATATTGAAGGCAATGCTATTACAACAAATAGTTCAAATGCTGATTTAGAAATTCGTCCAAACGGAACAGGTATTGTTCAAATACATAGTGATTTAAATGTAGACGGTAACATACATGCGACAGGTAATATTACAGCAGACGGTAATATTACAATTGGTGATGCAGATACAGACAATGTTATTTTTAATGCAGAAGTTGCATCAGACATCATTCCAGATCAGAATAATACATATTCATTAGGAAATGTTAATAAGCAATGGAATGACGTTTGGACAAGAAACTTAATTGCTACTAGTGTTAGTTCTAATCAACTTAATATTAGTAATATTGATTTTAACCTAGTACACGGAAATGTATATTATGTTGCAGAAAATGGTAATGACGCTTCTCAAGGTGATCATTTATTTGCTCCATTTGCAAGCATCAAACATGCACTAAGCGTAGCTGTTACAGGTGATACTATTATTGTTTCACCAGGTGATTACACAGAAGAATTTCCTTTAACAGTTCCACAAGGTGTTACACTAAAAGGCGAAGGTATTCGTAGTGTATCTATTCGCCCAACTACAGAAACACGTTACAATGACGCTATTTTACTTAACGGCGAAACTACTGTTGAAGACTTAACACTAACTGGTTTTTATAGCGGAGGCAACTACTTTGAAGTTACAGGTGCATCAGCAGGAACTACAACTGTTAATGTTGGTACTGCTCCTTTTGCTCATACTTATGTTAGTGGCGGAACTATTGAAATACTTGGTGCTAACTATAACATAACCGGTGCAACTTACAATGAAACAACTGGTGTACTACAAATTACACACGCAGGTGGCACAGCAAATATCGGTAATGATGTTTTCTTAAGCGGATTAACATTTAGCTGCAACAATGACACTAGAACGTTCCCAGACAACGGATACGGCTTCCGTTATGCAACAGATTACGAAGCATCAAGTCGTTCTCCTTACATTAGAAACATTACTGTAATTACAAACGGTAGCACTACAACTGTTGAAGATCCTAGAGGATTTAATGCAGGCGATGCAGGTAAAGGCGCTTATGTTGATGGTGCTTATGGTAGCGCAACTAGCGTAAACACTGCAATGCTATTCCACTCAGCAACATTTATTACACCAGGCGTTGATGCAATTACAATGACTAACGGTGCTAGAGTTGAGTGGCTAAACAGCTTCACATACTTTGCTAATCGTTCTATGTACGCTTACGATAGCAAAGACGGACGTAGACTAGCAGGTAGAACTAAACTCACACTAAGCGGCGTTACAGGTACATTTACACAAGGTAATACGCTTACAGTTACTTCAACTGACGCATCAACTGTGCTAATAGGTACAATTGATGAAGTAGACGGCAATGACTTATACATCAGCAATTATTTAGAACTAGACGGATTTGATTTAACACCACAAAGCATTACAGACGGCACAGCAACAGCAACAACAATTGATAGTTTTGACTTACGTGAATTTGGTGCAGAAGTACGCTTAATTGCTTCTGCATCAGTTTACGGTAACTTTGGACTTGTTGGACAAGGTCCGGGTGTTATTATGTATGCTATTGGACACAACCTTGCTTACATTGGCAACGGTAAAGAAGTTACTAATGACACCGAGACTGTTATCCAAGCAAACGAAGTTGTTGAATCACAAGGTGCAAAAATACGTTATAACTCAGTTGATCACAAAGGCGACTTTAGAGTTGGAGACTTATTCTACGTTAATCAAGAAACCGGTAGTGTAACATTTGCAGTAAGTGATTTTGAAATTAATACAGACAATGGTGTAACATTTGTTACAGGAAGCGATACTACTTTTGTTGACGGTACTAAGATTGAAACAGGTGATTGGCGCATAAGCGGCAACACTGTAGAAACATTAACACAAGATGCTAACTTTGCAGCAGGTAGTGGTGAAATTAATCTTAATGCTGATGTAAATGTTACTGGAAGTCTTGATGTAACAGGTGATGTTACTATCGGAGGCAATATTACAATTGGTGATGAAGCAACTGACACTATTCAAATTATTGCAGGTATTGACTCAGACATTATTCCAAAAACTGCAAGCACTTATAGTTTAGGTACTGTAACTAAAACTTGGAAAAATTTATACATAAATGAAATTAATGTAGACGATATTCAAATACGTGAAAATTACATTGAAACACGTTTATCTAATAGCGATTTAGAATTACGTGCTAACGGAACTGGCGAAGTAGTTGTTCCAAGTAATAATGTACAAATTGATAATAACTTAACAGTAAGTGGAACAACAACCTTGTCAGATACAAGTGTTACCGGAACACTTACTCTAGTAGGCGATTTAAATCAAACTGGCAATACAACTGTTGATGGCAATCTTACAGTAACTCAAGACGTAGATATAACTGGTGCAGCACAGTTTGAAGAAATATTAATTGATGACAACTATATTACAACTACTAGCTCAAATGCAGATTTAGAATTACGTGCTAGTGGAACTGGAAAAATATTTGTACCAAATAATGATGTAGAAATTACAAATGATTTAACAGTTAGCAACGATATTACTGCTAATAATCTTACACTAGTTGGACAAATTACAGCTGACAGCTTTGCATCAGATAATATTTTAATACAAGACAACTATATAGAAACTACTCAATCAAATAGCGATCTAGATTTACGTGCTAACGGAACTGGACGAGTTTTTATTCCTAATAATGATATACTTGCAAACGAAGATTTTACAGTTAAAGGAACAACAAGTTTACAAAGTGTTTCTATAGTAGGAGATGTAACACAAACAGGCAATACTACTCAAACAGGTAATATTAATTTAACTGGTAACTTAGGTATTACTGGAAATATTACTATTTCCGATGCTGCACAATTTGAAAATATTCAAATTGATGATAATTTTATTACTACAACAATTAGCACTTCGGATTTAGAATTAAGAGCTACACAGTTTGGTGAAATATTAATTCCTAATAATGATTTAGTTATATCAAACGATTTAATTGTTGAAGGAACAATTACTGTTGGAGATATTAATAGTGCAGGAACAATTACTGCAAACAGATTTAGTACTGGCGATATATTAATCGATGATAATTTTATTACAACTACTCAAACTAATTCAAACTTAGAATTACGTGCTAACGGAACTGGCGAAGTAGTTGTTCCGAGCAATAATGTTGTTATTGAAAACGATTTAACTGTAAATGGTAATACTAATTTAAAAACTACTAATATTGTAGGAAATGTAACACATACCGGTAATACTACTCAAACAGGTAATATTAATTTAACTGGTAACCTAGATGTAACTGGTGAAGTTATTATTAGCGCAAGTGTTATACAATTTGAAGATATACAAGTTACCGGTAATAAAATTACTACAACTGAAAGTAATAGTAATTTAGAACTACGTGCAAACGGAACAGGAAATGTTTATATCCCTGAAAACGATTTATTAATTGAAAATAATTTATCAGTAGGTAATACAGTTTCAGTTCAAAATATTAACGTTTCAAATAGTATACAGTCTAATTCATTTTCAACAGGTGATATATTAATTGATGACAATTTTATTACTACTACATTAAGTAATAGTAATTTAGAACTACGTGCAAACGGAACCGGATCTATTATTATTGATGATTTTGATGTTAATGGATCTACTATTACTACAACTAATGATTTAAATTTAACACCTGGTAGCGGTAATATTATAATTAATGGTACAGGTGCATTAAAATTACCTGCAGGTACAACATTAGAACGTCCTGCAGAAGTAACAGGACAAGTTCGTTATAATACAGACTTATCACGCTTTGAAGGTTATAACGGAACAAATTGGATTAATCTAAAAGGTGTAGAAGATTTAGACGGCGATACAAAAGTTACTGCTGAGTTAACTGAAGGAGCTAATGACGGTGTAATTAGATTTGATGTTCAAGGTAGTACTATTGTAACTGTTAACGATTCTGGATTAAACGCACCGAAAGTGATTGTTGACGATGTTGAAATCGACGGCAATGTTATAACAACTAGCACAGTTGACACTGATTTGCGTTTGTCTGCAAACGGTGCAGGTAGAGTAAGATTTGACAATTTTGCATTTGAAAGTTCTACAATTACAAACACAGTAAGTGACAGTGTTACATTATTTGAAAATACTGGAAACGGTTATGTAAAGTTTGACGGCACATATGGTGTTGTTATTCCAGTAGGTGCAAGCGTTGATAGACCTCCTGCAGGATTTGTTGAAGTAGGACAAATGCGTTTTAATACTGACGATAGTCGTGTTGAAATATTTGACGGAAGTAACTGGGTATCTGTTGCGGGTTCTGGAGCAGGTATTACTAGAGGTGATGCAGAAGAAATTGCACTAGCAACAGTATTGGTATTAGGATAAAGATATGGCAACAACATTTAAAAACAAAGTAGTACCTAACATAGGAACACAAAGAACAGAAGTACTTGCAACTAACGAAAACGCAAGAGTAACAGTAGTAGGATTTAGTTTAGCTAATATCACAAGCGGAACTGTACTAGTAGATGTTGAATTAAGAGACGAAGCTAGTACTACAGGATATTATGCTAAAGAAATTGTACTGCCGCCAAATGCTAGTTTAAGAGTACTAAATGGAGGAGAAAAATTAATTCTTACTCCAGAGAATAATTTGTATGTTACTTCTAACGTAGACGATAGCGTCGATGTTATTATGAGTACAGTAGAGATTGTATAAGGAGATAAAGTATGTCAGCATTTTACGTAGGTGGAACACCAAGTATAACAGAATTACTAGGCGTAGGTCAACCTAGATACTTTTATGCCTTAAGAAGAACAGAGGACGGTACTTTGTTTTTTGCAAAAATTGATCAGTTAAAGGACGTTGATACAATTACAGTTAATAATCCAGGAAAGTCAGCAGATGATTTTACTGAGTTTGAATATGGTGTTGACTTTTTTGACGGTCGTCTAGAAGAAGATCATAGTCGTCCGTACACAAATTTACAATGGGATCAATATCGCTGGGATAACAAAAATATGTATTATTATGTTAACGACGAAGGCGAATTAGTAGTTAGAATTAATCAGGCTTACAATTATTTGCCATCACAGATAGTCACATAAATATGTAAAATAAATTAGGAACCGCATAAATGTCAGAATTTAAAATTAGCAGATTAAGATTTAGTTGGGTAGGCCCCTGGCAAGATCAATACGTTTATAACAAAGACGAAATTGTACAATACGAAGGTAAAGCATATGTTTGTTTGATTCCTCATACATCAAATGGATTTAACAATGATTTAAACGCTGTTGAACCTAGATGGGAACTAATGATGACAGGGCAAACCTGGAAAGGACCTTGGGAACAGTTTAAAAGATATGCATTAGATAATATTGTAATTTTCGGTGGTGTTGTTTATAAATGTAATGAAGAACATCTTAGTGCAAGTATAATTGATCCAGACATTGACAAGTGGGACGTATATGCGGAGTCTAAAACTTGGAAAAGTGAATGGACATCTAATACAACATATGGTCCGGGCGACATTGTAAACTATGGCGGTTCAGCTTACGAATGTACTATTGCTCATGTATCTGCTGCAACAGATTTAGAAGGATTAGAAGCTGATTATACAGACATTGAAGATAGTACTGAAAGATATTGGAAGTTATCTCAGTATGGTGTACAGTACAGAGGAAAATATACTACATTTTCAGAAGATAGCGCAACAGTTAGATACAAATTAAATGACGTTGTAAAGTACGGTCCTAGTTTATATAAATGCATTTGGGGACATGCACCAGGAATTGGATTTGACGATTCAGTTAACACAGAGTTTGCAGATACATTTATTAGTGAGTACTGGGAATTATGGCTTCCAGGGTTAGACTTTGATAATGTATGGGATGTTGACACATTCTATCAACCAGGTGATGTTGTATTATATGGTGGTTATCTATTCCAAAGTAAAATTATTAATAACTTAGGAAATCGTCCTTCAACTAACTACGGTGAAGATTCTACCGATGCTTGGGAAGTTATTACACAAGCATACGATATTGAAGGTGATTGGGTAGTAGACAAAGAATATAAAATCGGTAGTATTGTAAATTATGGCGGAGATTTATATGTTGCACTAACAGACAGCGTAGGTCAAAATCCTGGAAACTTTGAAGTTACTATACCATTTGAAGCAGAAGGATCGTCAGGCACTACTCTAGTTTTAAACGCAGAAGATTCTGTGAATCTAGGTGCTATAACAGTTGGTATGACAGTTATCGGCGAAGGATTTGCTAGTGGACAACAAGTTGAAACTGTTAGTGTTGACGAAGAAACAAAATTAATTACAGTAACATTAAACTATGCGCCAGACGGCACAATATCTGACGAAGCTGTGTTAACTTTTGTAGGTACTAATTTTGCATATTGGGAACTGTTAATACCAGGATTTAACTGGGAAGGTCGTTGGGCTGAAGGATCTCTATATAATATTGACGATGTTGTATATTACGGAAATGCAACATACAGAGCTATTAGAGAACACACTTCGGCTTTAGTTAATAGACCTGATGTAGATTTTCAAACTAATTATTGGGTAATTTATTTACAACATGATCAAAGAAATAGTTTAAGTCAACCAGGTGAATTAGTTACATTTGATAGCAACGAAGGAAACATTGCACTACCAATAGGCGACGAAGCAAGTATTTTAAAAGTTGTAAATGGATTGCCTACTTGGAGTGACATTAACTTTACTACAAATGTTTATTATGTTGCAATAAACGGTTTAGATGTACCAACATACGGAACAACACCTGACACTGCATGGAAAACTGTTAAGTACGCATGTGAAAGAGTTTTAGAAGGAACTTTACAACAAAATGCTAAAGAGCTAATAGAAAGAAACAAAGAGTGGATTACACAAGAAACTTTTTACTGGTTCTTGTATCAGCAAAACCAAGGAACCGAGCCGTTTGCTGATTCTGTAAACTTTGATAATGATAAGGTTATAAGAGATACTCGTCAAATTATTGACGCAGTAGTTAAAGATTTGAAAAAAGGTGGCAACTCTCAAACTGTTGCAGCAGCCCTTTCTTATTTTGATTTAGAAAGTACAAACAAGTTTACTAACGAAGAAATTGCAGCACAAGCACCTTATTTTATAGTTTACTTTGTAGAATTATTTAATAATATTGAAAAAGCTCTTACAAACACACTGTCGTCAACAAGTTATCAACAGCTAGAATCTGATAGACTAGGAAGGCCATTAGACAATGGCATTGTAACACAATATATTAATAGTAGTTTAACATTAGAAAGCGATACACTTACAATAGTCAGAGCACTTGAAAGAATATATGTAGAATCATTTGTTGCAGGATCACCTGATAACATTCCGTCTGCAAACGAAGGAGCATACTGTACAATTAATGTAAAATCTGGAACATATCTTGAAGAACTTCCGATTGTTGTTCCTGCTAACACAGCAATTAATGGTGACGAACTACGTGGTACAACAATACAACCTGCTAATCCTATTAATACTTTATGTACACGAACAACAGGCGATATTAATGTGTTTACTGTAGGATCAACACGTAATATGGTACATAATTCTCCGGTACAATTTGTTTCATTAAATCCAATTGACGAAATTAGTACTATAATTGGTAATGTTGTTGCAGGACAAACTTATTATGTTATTGGCGACTCGATTACTGATACAACATTCAGTGTTTCTGAAGTACCAGACGGACCAAGTGTTGAATTACAAACAAACATTGGCGGAATGTATGTATATGGAGGTAATGCTCTTAAAGATATGTTCCGTGTGCGTAACGCTACAGGTATTAGAAATTTAACTGTCAAAGGTTTACGTGGTACATTAACAGAAGAAAACGAATACTTAACAAGACGTCCAACTGGAGGTGCATATGTAGCACTTGATCCAGGCAAAGGACCAGACGATACTGAAGCCTGGATTACATATAAATCTCCTTATATTCAAAACGTAACTACGTTCGGTAAAGGATGTACTGGTTGTAAAATTGACTCAACATTACACAATGGCGGAAATCGTTCAATGGTATCAAACGACTTTACACAAATTATTTCAGATGGTATTGGTATTTGGTGTAAAGGTGGCGATGCATTAACAGAATGTGTTTCTGTGTTCTCTTATTATAACTATGCAGGTTACTTTGCAGAAGACGGAGCAAAAATTCGTGCAACAAATGGTAACTCATCTTATGGTACTTTTGGTGTTATTTCAGAAGGATTTGACGATTCAGAAACTCCTGCAACTGGTATAATTAACAACAAATCAGGAGAAGCAACAGCTGAAGCAGTTTCTGCGTTAGGTGCAAATTCTGAAATATTAAAAATACAATATACACATGGCGGATCAGAATACTTTAAAAAGGTCACAAACTTATTAACTTATACAAACGATCTATTAGATTCTGTTTGGACCAATGACTCAAATATTAGTGTTATACGTGCAAATACTACTCCTTATGAAAACGAATTTGCTTGGAGAGTAACTGCAAATACTTCTCTAACTGACAGTGCATATTTTGAACAACAAATTGGTATTGGACCTCAAGGAAGAACTTATACAAATGTTGCGGGAACAAATATTAGCGGTTCTGGTATTGAAGCAACATTTGATGTTAAAGTTCTTGCTGAAAGCTATGAGGTAACAGTTAATAACGGCGGCAGCGGTTATGTTATTGGTAATCAAATACAAATAGACGGTCGAAATTTCGGCGGACGATCACCAGAAAATGATATTACGGTTACAGTGCAAGATTTGAGTATTACAGCAATTTCTGGAATTAATCATGAAGGTACAGTTCCTTTAGGATCTGCATTAAAATATAATGTTAGTATTCATGCTAAAAAAGGAGACACTGCTTATTTTGATTTAGAAGGAATTTTTAGTGGATCGCCTACACCAGGAGAAGAAAAAACATATAGTTGTCGTTTTAATTTTGATACAGAGGAATTTACAACATTATCTCAATTAGGAAATTTAAATGACCCAACTGATCTTCGAGCCGACTTCTTAGAAGACGGTTGGTGGAGACTTTCATATTCAATATTTGACGAAACAGCACAAAATACAAATTTAACAATGCGAGTTTATCCTCGAGGAATTGACGGTATTGCTGGGTATACAAATTTTTACGGAGCTCAAATATTAATAGGCGATACTCCAGATTATTTTGTAGAAAATACTGACAGTACACCAACGGTACATGCCAATATCAATATAACAGGTGCTGGTACAGGAGTTAAAGTAATTGCAGACGAAGTAAGAACTGGATCAATATTCCAGTCAAGAATTCTTGAAAGCGAAACAGTTAGATTAGGCGGTTTAGGTTACAATATTCAGTCAAATAATGCTCAAGGCGGCAGCACAGAACTTTTAATATTAGCACAATCAGAAGTAGCAACAGCAACAGAATATGAAGGTATGAGATTAGTTGTACAGTCAGGTATTGGAGCTGGTCAATATGGTATTATTTCAAATTATGATCCAGTTACTAAGTATGCATCTGTTGTTAAAGAATCTTTTGATCAGCAAGAAATTGTAGCAGTAAACACTGCTGATAATACTCTTATATTTGGACCTAATACAGATTTTCATGGAATTTTTGTAGGACAAAAAATAGAATTTACACCTACATTTTATAATATAGACGTACTAAGTTCTTCACAAAGCGGAGTAAATGTTTTAGGTACATTAGGAGATTTAAATAACTACATGTACGTTGACAGTACTGCTAGATTACGTATAGGACAAAAAATTAACTTTAGTGGTACAACATTTGGCGGCGTTATTGTTGGTTTTGATTATTATATTATTGACGTAATTGACGACAGAACAATCCAAATTTCGACATCACTAGGCGGTGCTGTATGGCCGTTATCAAACGTAAACATTGAGGATCCAGATGATTCTCCGATTGTATTAACAGGAGAAATTCCGCCATTTACATTAAACTATCCAGATCAAACTAGCTTCTTAGAAGCAGATACAACTGCTAATATGGAGGTAACACTTCCTATACAATTTACAGGTAAATCAATCGGCGGCGTTGAACTAGGTGCTACCTATTATATTCATGAAGTTTATAATGATACTGAGTTTGCAATTTCAGAAGCACTATTACCGATTGAAGTAACAGCATCTAGTGCAGTTGATAACAGTCTTACTATTGCTGATACTTCAGGCTTAAATTCATTAAACCCTATTATTTTTAAAGAAGGAACCATACTAGGCGGCTTACAAGAAAAAACAAAATATTATGTTAATAGTATTTTAAATGGGACAAACTTTACCTTAGCAAGTGATATAATTACAACTACAGCAACAGCAACTGAAGGCATATCAAACCTTATAACAGTTGATAGTACAGCCGGATTTATTGTAAATGCTCCTATTAAGTTTACAGGTGTAACATTTGGACAACTTGATAATGATGAAGTTTACTATATACAGGTTGTTAACGATGCTACATCATTTACAATTTCCGAAACACCAGGAGGCGCAGCCGTTCCATTAACAACAGCAGTCGGTAATGTAATTGTTACTACGGTATTAGACGAAATTGTGTTAACTACAACCACAGGAACAATGAACGGCCAAACAACTGGCACTAAACTAGTATTAGAAGCTGGTAGAGATGCAATGGAAGGATCATTCTTTACAGAAATATTTGGCGGCATCGTAGAAGGAACAAAATATTTTGTAACTTCTAAAACTGATACGAATTCATCATACGAAATTACAATTTCTGAAACAGAAGGCGGCCCAGATGTAACATTAATTGACGAAACTGGTTCTATGCAAATCAACGAAGTTGGTTGGGATCACATTAATGCAGGAACTCCTTTAGTTACACAGTTTGACTCTACATCAGTTTATATTATTGAACCAAGAATTACATTTGATAAACCAAACTTTTATGTTGAGTTACTACCAACTATACAAGGCGGCGACGGCTTAGGATTCTGTGCTATTGTAAGTGACGGATATAAAATGCTTGCAATACCTCGTCAGGGTGATACTGTTTTAGGAACTAGTGATTATACTGACTGGGACGAAGTTTATACATTACCTATATCAGGCACTCCTGGTACTAATGGCGGTTGGGTAGATGCGTGTTACGGCAATAACACTTGGTTTATTTTGTCAGCTGATGGAACAGATTGTCTAGTTTCAGCAGCTGATGGGTTAACATGGTTATCAGTAGACTTACCTAGTTTAGGTGGTCTAAACTATGCAGCGGTAACATACGGTAACGGAACTTTTGTTGCTGTAGCAAACGGCGGATCACAAATTGCTTATAGTAATAACAATGGTATTACATGGACTAGTGTAGTTTCACCAGCTATTGGTGACGAAGACTGGATCGATATTACTTATGGTAAAGAAACATTTGTAGTTATTTCTAGATCAAACGACATTGGAAAATATTCTACAGACGGAGGCGTTACTTGGATTGGAATGACTCTAAGAGAAGATGGCGACGGAAGTACTATTGACAACTGGAGCAGTGTTGAATTTGGAAACGGAAGATTTGTAGCAATATCTAGAGACGACAGACCTTCAGCATATAGCTTTAATGGCATAAATTGGTATGCTTCTAATGTAGATGTTAGCGGATCATTTATTAAATATGGTCAAGGCGTTTTTGTAGTGATTAACCCAGATACAGGAATCTGTTATACATCGCCAGACGGTTATACCTGGGATCAAGAAACAGATACAGTCGGCGGCGATTATGATGTTTGTGCTTTTGGCATTGATCGAAATACTAACAAAGGTTGGTTTATGACTATAGATGAATTCGGCAGTTCTGCATATAAAGCTAGAGCAGGATGTAAAGCATTTGGCAGAGCATCTGTTAGTAATGCTAGAATTACTGGAATTAGTTTATTAGAAACAGGTTCTGGTTATACTGATGACAGTTTTGGCCCTGGAGTTACTATTACAGACCCTAACAATTCAGAAGAAGCTCTTATACAAATAAGAATTGGCGACGGAACACTAGGAGCTCCAACATTTATAAGTCAAGGTAGTGGGTATAATTCAACATCTACTGCTATTGCGATTAGAGGTGATGGCTTCTCAGATTCGTTCCAAACTGGATTAGAATTTATTGCAAAAGGAATTACTAGATTCCCTGCTCCAGGTGATAATTTACAGTTTGACGGGAATCCAGAAATTTATAGAGTTGCAAGTGCAACTAGATTAAGAGGAACAGAAGTTCCAAATCTAGAAGCATTAATATCAATTAGTCCACAACTTACACAAGAAACAGCCCCTGAAAATGATACACCGTTTACCATACGTTCAAGATTTAGTCAATGTCGTATTACTAACCACGACTTCCTAAACATTGGTTTTGGTAACGAAATACAATCTAACTATCCTAACTTACCAGTAGATACAGGACTAGAGCCACAGGATGAAGTCCAAGAGACAAATAACGGTCGTGTGTTTTATTCAAGCACAGACCAAGATGGTAACTTTAGAGTAGGTGACTTGTTTGCAGTTGAGCAGGCAACTGGTGTTGTTACTTTGAGTGCATCAGAGTTTGGACTTGAAGGTCTGACAGAATTGAGTATCGGTGGTGTTGCACTTGGCGGATCACCTACTGTTATTACAGAGTTTAGCACAGACGGTACATTTGTTGCTAACTCAAATAATATTGTACCAACACAGAGGGCAATTAGAACTTACTTAGCAAGTAGGTTGTCACAAGGTGGTTCAGACACATTTACAGGTTTGCTACAAGCAGGTACTGTTAAAGTAGGCGGACCAGACGAAATTACATCTTCAATACCTGAAGGTGGTGAAGATTGGCAAGTTAAAATCGGAACCAAAGCAATGGTAGAAGGACCAACAGCAGCTTGGGCAGGAGACGGACTTGCAATGGCTTATTTCTTTAAGACATTTGTCGATCCTACACGCGGTGATTTGCAATAGGATAAATATAAGAACACGGAGTTATATAAAAAATGGCAGAGTTTAAACTAGGTAGAATTAGATTTGTTTGGCAGGGTGACTGGGCAGCAGAACGAGCATATGTCGCAGACGATGTTGTAAGTTTTGGCGGTAAATCATACATATGTATTAGAAACCATACTGCATCAACAGATTTCCAAGCAGATTTTGATAACGAAATTCCAAAATGGGATATTGTATCAGATGGTACAAGTTGGCAAGGTGATTGGCAACCAGAATTTACATATGCACCAGGTGACGTTGTACGTTATGGTGCTATTGTTTATATTGCTGAAACAGGACATACATCAGCAACATTTGCAGATCCTGATTATTTAGGTCTTGAAGCAGACTTAGATAAGTGGACACCGTTTGCTACATCTTTTGATTGGAAAAGTGATTGGACAATAAATACCCGTTATAAAATTAATGACCTAGTAAGATATGGCGGTTATGTTTATGTATGTAACACTGCTCACGTTTCTTCTGCCACAGTAGCATTAGGCTTAGAAGCCGATCAAGGTAAATGGACGTTATTCAGCGACGGACTTGTATATTTAGGCGAGTGGGTAACTACAACTCGTTACCGTGTTAATGATGTTGTAAAATACGGCGGAAACGTTTTCATTTGTACTGCACCGCATGTTTCAAATGATTTTATTTCAGACGAAGTAAACTGGGATGTCTTTATCGAAGGCTTCCAATTTGAAGATAGCTGGGATAATTCTACAGTCTATCAAATAGGAGACACAGTTACATACGGTGGCTATGTATATGTTGCTAAAACAAACAATACAAATGCACAGCCAACTGCAAGCCCAGATGATTGGGAAGTATTTACATCAGGATTTGCATTCCAAGGTGATTGGAGCTCATTAGATTCTTATAAAGTTGGTGATGTAGTAAGACTTGGCGGTAATACCTATGTAGCTATTGCAGATAGTTTAGATTTTGAACCACCGAACGATACTTACTGGAGTAGACTAAACTCTGGTATTAACTGGACAAGAAGTACTGAGTCTTTCTCACAAGTTTCTGGTACTAACGAATCAGGCAGTGGTTCAGGAGCACGTTTTGATGTTGTTAAGTCAAATACAGTTTACACAGTCAGTATATCAACAGGATATGCTGGTACAGGTTATGCTGACAATGATGTTATAACTATTTCAGGTGCAGATGTTGGAGGAACAACTCCTGCAAACGACATTGTAGTTACTGTAACAGGCGAAACAGGCGGTGTCATTGACACAGTTACACATACTGGTTATTCATCTACTTGGGTACCTGCTAACGATTATCATGTAGGAGATGTTGTAATTTATGGTGCAAGTTCATTTATTTGTACACAAAAACACACATCAGAAACTGCAAACAGACCAGATAACGATCTAGTTGCAGATTATTGGAATATCTTAACAATCGGGTCTGAAGCACTAGCACTCGAAGCAGAAGGTGATTTAGTTTACTTTGGTAACAACGGTCCAACAAGATTACCAATCGGTGTTGATGGTCAGATTCTTCGTGCAACAGATGGTTTCCCAGACTGGGCAAACTATGGACTAATTGATAATGTTGTTTATGTTGGTCCTTTAGGTACAGATACGCCTGCACCAGAATCTGGATTAACAATCGACAAACCTTGGGCAAGTGTACGCTATGCACTAGATCAAATTAGAGAAGGTTATTTAAACCCTCAAACTAGAGATATTCTAAAAAATAACAAACAGTTCTTAATTAAAGAATCTACAGCATGGGTAAAGAATAATTATAAAGTTACTATAACTGCTTCTGCAAGTGGTACACGTACTTTTACATGTAATAGCACAGAAAAATTACGTGACGGCATACCAATTGTATTTGATGGAACATTAGGCGGCGTAACAGCTGGAACACAATATTATGTTGATGCTATTGTAAGTTCAACAGAATTTAGAATTAGTGACACCCAAGGTGGTATATCATTAATACTTACAGATGATACAGGTACTATGGAAGGTAACGCATCTGTAAACTTTGATAATCTAGAAGCAGATTGCGCTACTATTATTGACGGACTAATCTACGATATTTCAAGAGGTGGCACATTAAAAACCACAACAGCAACTAACTTGTATTATGTAAATACTTACACATTTAGTGTTGAAAGTAACAATTATGTTTCTCAAGAAGTTCAAGAACAGAAAAAAATTAACGAAGAGGTTTATACAAAATTAAAAGAGTTTGTTTCAACAGTTCTTAATAATAGATCTCCAGTTAGTTATCAGTCATTAATTGGAATTGAGTTAGAAGATAGAGCCCAGCAAGTTATCGACTTTAATTTAACTGCTGAAGAAGTTGGCGCAGCAAAAGCAAATGAATTATTAGACATTGTTGTAAACGGTATTGTTGCAGGTTCTAACACTGCTATTGCATTACCTATTCTTCCAAATACTACAGTGTTTATTAAAACAGGTACATACAACGAAGTACTTCCAATGATTCTTCCGGAATATACTGCGGTAGTAGGAGACGAACTACGTACAAGTGTTGTACAACCTCAAACAGCAATACCAGAATTAGCAAATGATGTAAACAAAACAACTAGTGCATTAAACAGAATTAAAGACGTAGCTGATGACATTTTACAAAATGTTGAGATTGCTAAGACTACTGGAAATAACGTAGATCAGCAGTATGTAAACGGATATGCTGGAAACACAGCTTCAACAAACAGACTAAACAATGGCGTTGAAGTTATAACTGATGTACTTGCAAATGGGTTACAAGTTGTACCAGACTTACCAGAAGTTGGTCCAACACCTACAAGCGGTACAAACAACGCAAGCGATGCGGGATTTGCAAACGCTGTTGCACAACTTGAAGCAAACAGAGATTTCATAGTAGCAGAACAAACAGCCTGGATTCAATTCCAAGTTGATAATACTATTGCACCATTTGATGCATTATTTACATTTGATACTGCAAACTGTGAAAGAGACACAAAATATATTATCGATGCACTACGTTACGATTTAACTTATGGCGGTAATTTAGAAACTACAGTAGCAGCAAGAAGTTATTTTGTAAATGGTAACCCAGTTTACGGTACTGGTAAAAAAGCAGAAACGCTTGCTACATACGCACATTTAAAATCAATTATCGGAGATGTAATTACTGAAACAACAATTACTCCGACAGCAGGAAATACTGAAACTCAAGACACTTCAGGAACAGCAGGTAGTGCAGGTGCAGAAACATTTGCAGATGCACGTATTCAAGAAATTTATGATACTATTGACACAGACGGTACATTACCAACACCGATACTTCCAGATACTAGCTGGACTGATACTGTTGTACAATCTATAGTTACAGATTTTACTAATGTAAAATCTAGTATTCAAACAGGTGCAACTAACTGGGTTAATGAAAATTATCCGGATCTAGATTATGATCAAGCTAAGTGTGAAAGAGACATTGGCTATATTGTAGACGCTTTAGAATATGATGTTTTATTTGGAAGTACATTCCGTTCACTAAAAGCAGGCATGTCTTATCGTAGAGCAATTAGTTCTGCAGAACTTGTAATTGATAGTCAACTAGAACCAACACTAGGAACAATTGAATATACGAGAGATAGAATTAAGTATTACTCAACTAGAACAGCAAAAGTAGATGAAAGTACAAACTTAATTATAGATATTTTAGAAAACGGATCAGGTTCAATTCCAACTAGTTATACATACACTGATCCAACAAACTATGATACAGGATTCTTTAATGCACGTAGACTTATTACTGCTAACAAAGACTTTATCATTTCTGAAATAGATGCATATATGACAGATAACCATGGTGCATTCTGGGTAGGTTTAGACTCAGATTCAAAAGCACAGTGGTTAGAAGATTTAGATGAACAGATTGAAGCAGTAAAATATGATTTAACATATAGAGGTAACTTAGCAACTATTATTCAATCTAGATTATTTTATGATTTAGACGGCGCATTTGTAAGAGGTGCAAGTCAAAAAACCGAAACACTTGATGCACAGCAAAGACTTATAGATATTATTTCAGATATTGCACAAGGTAATGCAATTACAAAATCTACAAGTAATGCCGATACACAGGATACTAATGGAACAGCAGGTTCACTTGGTGCAGGTACATTTGCTCAAGACAGAACACAAGAAATTTATAATACTGCTGACACTGCATTAGCTCCAGCATTAATTAAGCCTTCAACTGCTTGGACTGACAATGCTTTAGAAAAATTAAAAAATGTGTTAACAGAAAGAACTCCGGTTATACAAGATGCATTAGTTGATTATATTGATTTTGTGTATCCTACTTTAACATATAACAAAGATCTTTGCAAAAGAGATGTTGGTTATATGATCGACGGTATTGGTTATGACGTAATTTTTGATAGTAATTACTTGTCAGTACAAAATGCTATAGCATATCGTAGAGGTACAGTATCAACAGAACTAGTTCTAAATAGTCAACTACAAGAAACACTATCAACTGTTAGATTCTTAAATTCAGCAATAACAGAACTTACTATCGGAGTTATATCCGAACCTGGAACTAGAAAAGATGGCGATCGTGCATACAAACTAATTAAAGATATGAACACCATTGTTCAAAACGGTTTAGCAGCATTACCGCCAACTGTATTTCCAACAGCACCGGGTTACAATACAGTAGACTTTAGTGATACTGCTTATGCTACAGCATCAAACACAACTGGTGTTACTACAACATACGGTGATGCAGCAGCGCAAATTGTTGCTAACCATGCATTTATCCAAGATGAAATACGTCATTGGTTAGAAGATTCTAATAACGGTTACGATGTTATATGGGGATCTATTAGTGCTGACGGACAAGATCGTTGCATCCGTGATGTAGGTTATATACTTGATGCAGTACGTTATGATTTAACATATGGCGGTAATACACAGTCAGAGATTGCAGGTAGCGCATACTATTCAAACTTTGTACTAACAATTAGTGCAAACGAACTTCCAGCAACTCTTGCAGCGTATGCAAGATTAAAAGTTGTTGTTGCAGAAGTCATTGCAGAAACTACTGTAACTACTAGCCCAGGTGTAACAGAAGTACAAGATACAAGCGGTACTCCGGGTAACGCAGCATCAATTGAATTTGCTGAAGATAGAGTACAAGATGTACTTGACTATATTAACAACGGCGAAGCAAACACTGCTATCGAAATTGCAAATAGTTGGCAGCAAATTGAAACAACAACAGCGTATAATAGAATTTTAAATCGTAAAAATGAAATTGTTGAAGATGTTGTGTTTTGGGTAGAAAAATTCCATCAAGAACTAGAATACAATCAAGATACTTGCAGACGTGATGCAGGGTTAATTGTTGATGCACTTGCTAGAGATTTATATACCGGATCAAACTTTGCAACTACAAAAGCTGGAATGAGTTATTATAGACTTATTGCATCTGCTTTAGAAGTTGTTAATAATGAACTATATGCAACTGTTGGTAGCATGGAGTTTATGGCACAAAAAGTAAGACGTGTTGCAACAGTATCAGCAAACGCTTCAGTAAACTTATTAATTGAAGACTTAACAAATTACATTAACGGCGGCAAAATTCCAGTTGCTAAATGGGTTGAACCTAGTGATGCTGACACAGCAGATGTTGCAGCAGCAAGCATTATTTGGGAAAATAAAGCATATGTAACAGCTGAAGTAATTGAGTTTTTAAATCAAGAGTATCCATCACTAACATATAATCAAACCAAGTGTGAACGAGATGTTGGAATGTTAGTTGATGCATTAAGATATGATTTAACTTATAACAGTAATTATGCATCAGTAAAATTTGCAGAATTTTACTATCAGAAAGACATTAACGGTGATAATGAATTAGTTATTAGCGAAGATGAGAAAACTGCTACACTTGCTGCATATGATTATGCAAAACAAATTGTTACTGGATTAGCAGTAAACAGTGCCGTAAGTCCAGGACCATTACAAGGATATGTTGAACCAGTAATAAGAGATTCACTTCAGCCAGTAGGTGATGCCGGATCTTTAGCTAAAGTTGAAGAATTAATGACAATAGTTTATGATAGCATAAACGATCAACAATTAAGACCTCGTGTTACAGTAACTGGCATATCTAGTAATGGGTTTATTTGTGACGTTAATCACAACTTACGTGTAGGCGACATTGTCCAATTCTTAGACGAGTTCCAAGACTTTGAAACATACTATGTTAAGTCCATTGTTAATCCAACAACGTTTACTTTGTCAGGATACTTTAATGGACCTACTTATGAAGCAGATGATCAAAACGATATAATTGCTACTGCATACATTTATCAAACAGGTAGCATTACTGGTGTTTCTGGAACATTACAACAGCAGTTCACAAACTTAACTGGTTCTTTATCTTCAATTAAGGCAGCTATTACATCATTTATTGCAGATAAGTATCCAACACTTGACTATGATGTAGCTAAGTGTGAAAGAGATGTAGGTTATATTGTAGAAGCAGTTGGTAGAGATATGATGAATAACACCAACTACTTAACACAAATTGTTGCACAGGCATACTATAGAGGTACACAAGCAGACTTAGTTTTAGGAGCGCAAAAGAATGCTACTGTACAATCTTATAGAGAACTAAAAAATGTAATTGCTACATACATTGACGGTAGTGCATTAGCTAAAAAGCGTACTAATTCGTTAATGGATATTATTATTAATATGCTAGACAAAGGTAACGGAAACACTCCAGAAATTCATGGAACTATTACGTACTTCGGTGATACAGAAACAATCAATGCTGTTGATATACTTAAAGCAAATAGAAACTTCTTAGCAAACGAGGCAACAGCTTGGATCACACAAAGTTATGGTGGAACTGTAACTGACATTGAAGGTTCTCCAGGAACTATTAGATTCACTAGTGCCCACAACTTAATAGTTAACGATCCTATTGTGTTTGACGAAAATGCATTTGGCGAACTAGTAGCAGGACAAACTTATTATGTTTCATCTATTGTAGATACAACAGGTGTTGAAATTTCTGATACCAGAGGCGGCGAACCTCTAGTACTTGATGTAGCTTCTGGATCTAGTGTTGCTAGATATGCATATGATCCTGCTCTATGCCGTAGAGACATGGAGCGTTATATTGATGCTATTGTATACGATTTACAATATCCAGGAAATCACAAAGTTTGGAAAGCAGGTGAGCTATACTTAAATGCGGTTAATGGTTCTGAAAAATCAGATATGTATCATGTAAGAAACGCAACTGGTGTACGTAACCAAACAGTTAATGGACTACGTGGAAACTTAACAGAACTTAATGACTTTGGAACAAGACGTCCAACAGCAGGCTCTTATGTATCACTTGATCCAGGGTTTGGTCCAAATGATACCGAAGCATGGGTAACTAACAAATCTTGTTATGTACAAAACGTAACAACATTTGGTGTTGGTTGTGTTGGTTGTAAAATTGACGGTGCGTTACACGCAGGCGGTAACAGATCTATTGTTTCAAACGACTTTACACAAGTACTAAGTGATGGTATTGGCGTATGGTGTAGCGGTAACAACTCATTAACAGAACTTGTTTCTGTGTTCGCATACTATAACTATTCAGGTTACTTAGCAGACTTTGGCGGACGTATTCGTGCTACAAATGGTAACTCATCTTATGGTACATATGGTGTTATTGCTGAAGGTACTGACACAGGTGAAGAACCAATTACAGCAATAGTTGATAACTTATCACAAGAAGCAACAATATATAGTGTAGCAACAGACGGAGAAGAAGAAGTTCTAGGATTTGAGTTCAGCAACGCTGGTAGAGATTACACCAATGCAGAATTTGCAATCAGTGGTACAGGATTTAATGCAGCAGCAGACGATGATGAATTTAGAGATAGTGCTGTTGTTGAAACACGTATCATCGATTTAAACGATGGCAACGGTATCGGCGGTGAGGATTATGTAACTGCTCAAAACGTTGCGCAAGGCGGCGATCCAACATATATCACACTAGCTGCTACTGACTTTGCTCTAAGTAATGCATATTCAGGAATGAATGTACAAATTACAGCAGGTTCAGGTGTAGGACAGTATGCTAAGATATTACGATTTAATAATGGTACTAAAAATGCAACTGTTTATAAACCAAGCATTGAGCCATTTACAATTACTGCTACAACTGCAACGACAAACATTGTTACTATAACTGGAAACTATGAGCATCTTAGCGTAGATGATCCAGTTTACTTAAATGCAAGTGTAGGCGGTTTAGATGAAGGTAATTCACCTAGCAATGTTTACTACGTTATTACAAATAACTTAGACGGCACTATTCAGCTAAGTGATTCCGTTGGAGGAGCAGCAGCAACACTAATAACTACAACAGGTCAAAGTGTTGCAATGTATACAGCTGGTTGGGATAATGTTATTCCAGGTAAAGCAGCAGTAGCAGGGCTAGACTTAACAACTGGTTATACTATTGAACCGTCAGTACATTATACAGAGCCAGGATTTACTGCAAATAATACTACTACAGCAGACGCTATTGGTTTTGATAGAGTTGATTTTGCAATGGGTAGATATATAGCATTACCAAATAATGGTACACAAACTGATTACTCATTAGATGGTAAAACTTGGGTACAAGCTGGTGTATTACCAGCAACAGGTAACTGGAGTGCAAGCGCATTTGGCGGCGGCACAGGAGCAACAGCAACAGCAGTTATCGGCGGACTAGGTGGTTCAGGTGCAATACTTGAAGCAGAGCTAGGTGAAATTAATAGTATTGGTTTACCAGGTCCGACACAGATTGCAAGAGTAAATGTAATTAATGGCGGCACTGGTTTTGTAACTGCTCCGACTATTGTGTTTACGCCAACAGCAGGTGGCGGCGGCGCAAGTGCTGTTGCAACAGTTAAAGACGGTATTATCCAAGAGATTATCATTACAAGTACTGGTGCAGGTTATTCACAAGCACCGACAGTAACTGCTGAAACAGACAAGGTTACTGAAATTATTGTTGACACAAAAGGTAATAACTACTTAACTGCTCCAACTGTAACTATCACAGGCGGAGGAGCTTCAGTACAAGCTGAAGTAACTGCAACACTTGATAACAGAGGTGTAGCAACTATTACTATTGACGAAGATAATGATGGTATTTTACTTAGAGGTTCCGGTTATACTTCACAACCAACAGTAACAATTACTGATGAAGATGCTAGATGGGTTGCTATTGCTCCTGGATCAACTAATAATGCATACTTAACACAAACAGATGCTCCTGGCGCTGTTTGGGCAGCAGGTTCAGCACTACCAAATTCAAACTTTAATGATATTGCATTTGGTAACGGTGTATGGGTTGTAGTTGGTGGTACAGGCGGATCAGGATCAGCAGGAACATCAACAGACGGCGAAAACTGGGTATCACGTGATAATACTACACCACCTGCAGGTACTTTTGTAAGTGTAGCATATGGTGGTACAACATTTGTTGCTATTAACGATAACGGATATACGTCTTATAGCTCAAACGGTATTACTTGGACTGTAGGTGGCGCATTACCTGGTTCTTCAACTAATTGGATGAAGGTTGCATACGGTAATGGACGTTTTGTTGCAATTGGTTCAGCAGGTGAACAGGCTATAAGTTATGACTTTGGTCAAAACTGGTCAGCAGGATCAACATCACTTGCTAATATTAGTTCATCAGGATGGAGTGATGTACAATATGGTCAAGGACTATTTTTAGCATCAGGACCAATTGGAGGTACTTTTGCAACTTCACAAGACGGTGTTATTTGGACAGATAGAACTACAGGTGATACTGCTGGGTTTGCAGCGGTAGCATTTGGTAATCCAAGTAATGTTCCAATCTGGGCTGCTGTTACTAGTAGCGGCAGCAATGGTGCAAAGTGGATTGAAACTGGTGCTAGACCAAATGGTAGAACTTATGTAGATACAGATTCTATTGTAGCATTTACATTAAGAGAACCGGGTTCAGGATTTACACAAGGTTCTATTGTAAGTACAACTGCACCAAACACAATTGAACTAAACACAGTGTCTAACTTGTTTGTAGGACAACCTATCAACTTTGACGGAGACGGTTTAGCAGCAATTGGTATTGATTCCGAAGTCAAGTACTACATTTCGGCAATAGCTGGAACAGATATAGAAATTAGCTTACTTGATGGAGGAGCAAGTTTTGATATTGAAACTGTAGCACCAACTGCTATAGGTACAGCAACATTTGCAGGAAGTCCAAAAGCAACAATTGGCGATCCGAACGCAACTATCGATGTAGCTGTTAATTCGAGAATTAGAAATGGTGCGTTAGCTAACCCAACATTTACTAATAGAGGTGCAGGTTATACAACAGCAACAGCAGAGCTAGGCGGCGACGGTAACGCAGACTTGTATCAACCAAGCACATTTATTGCACTAAGAGGCTTGTTTGAATTACCAGAACCTGGATCAAATGTTGAGTTTGATAATATTCCTGGATCATATTACAAACTAGTTACAATTAGTAATGTTATAGGACAACCTGGAAGTTATACAGCAACTTTCCAAATTAGTCCAGGACTAGTAACATTAAATGCACCAAAAGATGGTACAAGAGTTGTTACAACTAACAAATACTCACAAGTACGACTAACTGGACATGACTTCTTGTATATTGGTACAGGAAACCAAGCTAAAACGAACTATCCATTTGTTGATATTACTACAGCAGATATTAATAGACAACAATTAAGTAGTGGCGGTGGTCGAGTGTTCTTTACAAGTACTGACCAAGATGGTAACTTTAACGTTGGCGGACTGTTTGGAGTTCAACAGTCAACAGGTACTGCGACGTTGGATGCTGATGCGTTTAACTTAGCAGGCTTGCAGTCATTGCAACTTGGTGGTATTGCTGTTGGTATTGGATCAGCAATTATTACACAGTTCAGTACAGATCCATTCTTTACTGAAAATAGTGATAGTATTGTTCCAACGCAACGTGCAATTAAGAGCTACATTACAGCACAGATTGGTGGCGGTCAGAGTAGCTTGAACGTTAACACACTTACAGCAGGTGTTGTATTCATTGCAAATGATGAAATAACAACTACAAGTGGCGGACAGCTAAATATTAAAGCAAAAATGAATTTTACAGGTGGTATTGATGGAGCTCCAGTAGCACTTGGATACTTCTTAAGCAGATAAGGACGGAGAATTAAAAATGGCAACAGGAAGACTAGGAGTACAAGACTTAACATTAAATACAGACACCACTGTATATACTGTTCCGGTCGGTACATATGCAGTAGCAAACGTTTCAATTACTAATAGAAACCAAAACGCTATTTCAATGAAATTAGCAATGGCAACTACAGGCGTGCCAAATGATGAAGAATGGATCGAATGGAATACAATTATTATTCCAAACGGTGTGTTTGAACGCACAGGCTTAGTTATGCAAGGTGGACTAAATATAGTAGTAAACACAGATGCATCAAATGTTGGAGTTACTGTGTACGGCATTGAAACATCTACAACGTAATTAGGGGAATAAAGAATGGCACGTTATAATACAGCACCACAAACGCTAGAAGTAACCGGAGCAACAGAATTTACCTATGCGTTTACAGGTGGAATTATCAGTTTAACCGGAACTCCGGGATATACAGTTGAAATGGTAAGTCCTGTATTTTTCCCTGGTAGCAAACAAACATTTTATAATGCTACTGCTGATATGATTACTCTTAGTACAGCAGCAGGACAAATTACTGGTAACGGTGTTACACTAGGTACTGAGATTGATATTCCAACAAACTCAACTTATACTTTAACATCAGACGGTACTAATTACGTTCTAACAAGTGCGTTAGCAGGTACTACAGTATTTGAATTACCAGTTACATTTAATGATGTACTAAATGCAGATGGTCCAGTAGAACTTAATCCTGCAGATGAAAACATACAAATTAAACCAACAGGAACAGGAACAGTTGACATTAGTCCGCAATCCTCCGTCTCAATACAGCCAGGCGGACAAGCAACTATTCGTCCTGCAGGAAACTTAAATTTAAGTTCTAGTACGGGTACAGTATCAATCGGTGATGCAGGAGAAACTACAAGTTTTCCAGGTAACATTGAATTTACAACGTCAGGACAAACTGTTACAATTTCTCCAACAGATGCAGGTTCAGCAGTTACTATAGATCCAGATGGTCCAGTAGTAATAGGATCAGGTACTACAGTAACAATTAGTTCTGACAGTGCAGGTACAATAGATGGCATGAATATTGGTGCTACAACACCAGGAACTGGTAGATTTACAACACTTAACGCAAGTGGTAATGTAACACTTAGCTCTGCAACAGCAAGTTCAGGAACAGGAAGCGGTGCAGTAGTTGTAACAGGTGGTGTAGGCGTAGGTGGATCAATCTACGCAGGCGGAATCAATGGGCCAGTTGGCAGCGGTACAGCTAATACAGGTGCATTTACTACACTAACATCAAGCGGTGCAACAACATTTACAGCAAATACAGCATCAACTAATACTACAACAGGTACAGTAGTTATAACAGGCGGATTAGGTGTAAGCGGAGCACTTTATTCAGGTAGTTTCCAAGGTCCAATTGGTAACGTAAGTAGCAATACAGGTACTTTTACAAGTGTAACAGCAAGTGGTGTAGTAGATATTACAGGCACAGGTGAAGCAACAAATGCAACAGGTGACACAGGACAGTTACGTTGTGAAGGTGGTGCAAGTATTGCTAAACGTGTTTATTCAGGAGGCGGCTTTGTAGGCGCAATTGGTAACGTATCAAGAAGTACTGGACAGTTTACAACACTCGATGCTAACTCAACAGTTACATTTTCACCAAATAATGCTAACGTAACTATGTCACCAAGTGGTACAGGTACAGTTACTATATCACCAGCAGGGTCACTAACACTTAACCCGGGTAGTGGTACAATTAACAATATGTCAATCGGTGCAAGTAGTGCTAGTTCAGGTGCATTTACAAGTCTAAGTGCAAGTGGTAACTTTAGTTATAACGGTAACGGCACACTAGGTAATGCAACAAGTGACTCACATACTATTAACGGTACTATTAATAATAACGGCGGTAAAATAAACTTATACGGTACTACTAATCCAGGTATTACATTTAATGGTTCAAGTGACTCAGGCGTTGACTGTGAAATACTTGCAACACCTGAAGGATTAGACTTTAAAGAACCAGAAGATTCAAATAAAATTTGGTTCCAAATTTTAGACGATACAGGTATTAACGTAAACGTTGGTGCTATTAAAATGGCAGGCAATGATTTGTTTGACTCAAGCAAAAATCTTACAAGTGTACGTTGTATTGGTGTTAACACAGCAGATCCAAACGTTGCAGGACGTATTACTGCTACTGAAAATATTATTTCAAATACTTCAGATGCAAGACTTAAAACAAATATTAAAAACATTGACAGTGCATTAGATAAAGTTATGTCACTAAACGGTATAACATATAACTGGAATGAAACAGCCATTGAAGCTGGATTTAGTGCTGAAGTCGAAGAAGTAGGTTTAATAGCGCAAGAGGTTCAAAAAGTTCTTCCTCAAGTGATTCACGATGCTCCATTTGATAGAGGAGAAGAAGGTGAAAGTATTTCAGGCAATGACTACATAACATTGCAATACGAAAGACTTGTACCATTATTAGTTGAAGCAATCAAAGAACTAAAAGCAGAAATAAATAGTTTAAAAGGAGAGGAATAAATGGCAACTTGTTTATACGCAGATGGTATTAGATTTCCAGACGGAACGTGCCAAAGAACACAAGGTGTTACCTCTGGGGGCATGTTTCAATGTTTTAATACATGCTCAGTGTGTAACGGTCCGCACGGATGTCGAGCGCACTGCGGACGTTGCGGAAGTTGGTCGGCACCAACGTGTGCATCAGAGATAACATTTGAAGTATGGAGTGGCGGCGGCTCGGGAGCAGGCCAATGTTGTAGAAACTGTTTCTGCGACATTGCAAGTTGTGGCGCTTATGCTGGATATTATGGTCGGAAGACTATTAGAAGAATTGATGGACAGTTTGTACCAGGATGTAGTTACAACTACTGTGTAGGAGCAGGCGGCAATGGTACAACCAATAACGGTTGTGGGTGTTTTACGGCTTGTTGTGATGCACCAAGAGGATGTGGTAGTTGGTTTAGCGGATCGGGTATATGTTGCGGATGTGTACCGGGCGGAAGAGGCGGATACAATCTATATTGTGTATGCTTCTGTATCAACCAAGGTAACAGAAGTGAAGGCATGTGTAACTTAGGACTATGTATTGGTTGTAAATGGGATTTTGTTGACTTAGGTAACGAATCTTATTTTAACAGATACAGATCAAACATGAACTGTGGTTCACGAGCAAGTGCTACATCAGAATCATGGGGTATTAAAAATAGACACGAATATGCTATGCAGACAGGTACTAAGTACTGCGGTTGTACAAATTGTTGTAAAGGATTTAGACAAATTGCCAAGGCAGGGTCAAATCTAATTAAAGCAACGTGTGGACAGGATTTAGGAAACTGTAGAGGTACACCTGGAAATCCTGGACTAGTAAGAATTACTTGGAGATAATTAATGGCTGATGACAATTTAAATGATGAATTAGAAAGCGAAGTAGTTGATTATCGTACTATAACAGATACTGATGAACACGGTACTGAGTGGGTTGAGGTAAATTATACATATGATTGTCCTAATGATAATTATCTAGACGGTGAAACAACAGAAACAATTAGTATGACATATAAAGGACCTAAGTATCTTTATTTTTATGCTTGGAAGGATACGGAAGGAGCAAATCCTGTAGGATCATTTGAGTCTGTATGGAGAGAATTTGAAGCAAGAGAAATCACACAAGATTTTAGTCAAATTCCAGAAGAAGTAGAACTTATTAAACTCGATGCTACTGTAGATCCATTGGGTGCTGAAGTTTTATCAGATTATCATGATAATTATAAAGATTTAGAAGATTGGGAGGAAACTCCTGGTGAAAAAACAATCCCTGCAACTCCGATTGAAGGGTATGGACATTTTTCATACGAATATCCAATTCATCCAGACGAGTTATACGATGATAAAAAATCTATATGGAACTTTGAAACTAATTCGTTAGACCTATATAAAAATTCAAACGTAGATGTAATGGGACTACCTCAGACATGGCCTATGATAAAAGTTGAGAGAAACCAAAGACTTGCCGAAGCAGATGCACCGGCAATGGTTTTTTCAAGCGTAGATGCAGACAGAGCCGCAGGCATCGAAACATACAAGCAACGTCTTAGAGACTTTCCGCAAGTAATGCAAGATGCAGGAATTGATTTAATCTTTGTTGATTCTTGTTGGCCAGAGTGTGATGAACTAAATGAAGAGTATGGCGTTGAAGGCTATGATTCTAATAACCCATACGGTGAATAACTGTTACATATAAAACTTAAAAGGCTGTATATTTGTACAGCCTTTTTTTATGAAACCATTTTTGTAATTATAGGATCAAGTGTACTATAAATATTTTGTAATTACAAAAAGGTATCTTAATGACTAGATCTACAGCATTCTTTATTAACGGCGGTGCCGGTCGTGTTATAACCTCAATTCCAGCACTTGAACTATATGAAAAAGAAAATCCAAATGACGATTTTATTATTGTTTGCGAAGGCGGAACTGACTTTTATAAAGGACATCCTACACTTCATAGACGTGCATACGATGTATGGCATAAAGGATTATTTGAACAATATATCAAAGATAGAAATTGTGTAAGTCCAGAACCATATCGTATATGGGAATATTATAATCAAAAATGTAGTCTTGCACAAGCATTTGATATTGAAATTAATAAACAAGGCATAAGAGAAGTACCTATACCTAACATATATCTTAATAAATCAGAACAGCATAATGGAAAATCAGTAGTACAAGAAGTAAAAGATGTTACTGGATTTAATAAAGTTATTGTAATACAACCATTTGGCCGAGGTGTTGAAGAAAGTTTAATAGACCAAACATCTAGAAGTTTTAGAGCAGAAGATATGCTTGATATTGCTAATCAACTGAAACAAGATTATGGTGTTATTATTATGAGTGAACTTCCCTTACCATTTTATAATGAAGACGGCGATAACACTCCGCTTGCACAACCTCAAATACCGGATATTAGAATATGGGCAGGTGTAATAGAAGCAGCTGATCATTTCTTAGGTTGTGACAGTGTAGGACAACATATTGCAAAATCTTTAGGAAAACAAGCAACTGTAATTACAGGAAGTACTTTTCCTATCAACACAACTTATCTAAATGACAAAGATATAACAGTGTTTGATATAGGAGACGGTAGAAGAGTTTATAGTCCTATACGTGTAAGTACTGAAGAAGAACCAGATAGATTAAACGATAAAGCAATGAATATGAGCAAAGAACATATTAATGATATCGTAAAATCAATTAAACAAACTGTAGGTAAGTCTATTAAGACTGCACCTAAACAACCAAAAGAAAATTTCGGAGAAAATGTATGAGTATGTGGATAGCAGGACTTGCTAGAGGACACAATGCTGGAGTATGCTTATTAAAAGATGGAGAAATAGTTTTTTCTATTGAAGAAGAAAGACTTACTCGTAAAAAGTACGATGGAGGACCGTTAGCGTCAATTCTAAAAATTTTAGAGTATACAGACAAACTTGATTACATGGTAATATCGCATACACAAACTCTTGCAGAAACAGCTGGTAGAGTTGATTATACTGCTGAGGATATTTACACAGGTCTTGCTAGAAAAGTAGGTCTAATAGAGTATTCTCCGCCTTGGGATCCGCATCCACAAGTAATCGATGTATCTAAACTACATCATAAAATGCATGCCAGTTTAGCATTTTATAGAAGTGGCTTTGAAGAAGCAGTAGCAGTTATTGTTGACGGTGCTGGGACTTGTTTTGATTTAGAAGTTGACGGATCTATAAAACATATGTGGGAAACTGAAACATTATATAAATGTACATATCCAGACAATATACAAACTCTTTTTAAAACTATGGGTTGTAGAGACTATCTGCCAACAGCAGAACTTACAGCACCTGATCAAGATATTTTTGGTAAAGAAATAGGTAAATTTTCAACTTCGTTATCTGATAGAGCAGGCATTGTTAAGTGTTATGAGGGTGTAACAGAATACTGTGGCTGGGATGCCATTGAAGCTGGAAAAACTATGGGATTATTTCCATATGGTAAACCTAATGATTTAATTCCTCCGGTATTTGATCCATATACTGATTTGCCTATTCCAGTAAGTAATAGAAGTTTATTTGTTCCGAGATATCCAAACGGTTCTATTCTAAACGAAAATTTATATAGTTATTTGATTGACAAAGGTGAAGAAGATGCAACACTATGCCAAAATAGAAGAGATATGGCATATGCAGTACAAGTAGAATCTCAAGCAGCGGTAACTCAACTAATAAAACATGCTGTTGAATCTACAGGAATTAAAAATGTTGTTATAAGCGGTGGATATGGGTTGAATTGTGTTGCAAATTATCATTATTTAAAAGAGATAGACAATGATATTAATCTTTATGTAGAGCCGGTTTCAAATGACGGCGGCACTGCAATGGGTGCAGCATTGTGGTTACATAGAAGTCTTACTAAAGATATGTCGATTGATTCTCAAGCTGAAACTGTTTATCTAGGACCAGATTATAAAATTACAGAAGGTGATATCCAACAACTAGCAAAAAAATACTCTGCCGAAGTTACAGATGCTACTAATGAAGATGTTATCGACTTAATTACAAACAAAAATATTGTTACAATATTTCAAGGACGTAGTGAAAACGGCCCACGTGCATTAGGTAATAGAAGTATTCTTTATGATCCAACAGATCCTGACGGAAAAGATTTTGTAAATCGTGTTAAAAACAGAGAATATTTCCGCCCATTTGCAGGATCTATTCTAGAAGAAGATGTGCATGAATGGTTTGACTTGCGAGGTATGAAAAACTCTCCTACAATGATGTATGCTGTTAATTGTCAGCCCGGAGTAGAAGAAAAGATTCCTGCTATTATTCACGTAGACGGAACTTGCCGTATTCAAACTGTTAACAGAGAACAAAATGCAAACTACTATGATTTGATTAAAGCCTTTAAAGAAAAGACAGGTTGTCCGATTATTTTTAATACAAGTTTTAATTTAGGCGGCGATCCTCTAGTTGAAACTTTAGAAGATGCATTCCATACACTAGCAAAAAGTAAAATTGAATATTTGTATTTGCCAGAAAAGAAAAAGTTAGTAAAGGTAAAAAATGAGTCTTAATGTAATTTTTGGCACACCTGTATATAAAACAAAAATGCCTAATCACGAAGAAATTTTAAAAGGATTTACTCCTTTTATTGAGTCTGAAGATAATTTTGATCAAGCAACATTTTGGGATTGTGACTGTAGAACAACAATTCAAAATGATGAAAAAAATAGTTTATTTCCTTGGCATTTGTTTTTTAAAACTGTTTATAATTTAGTAGACGAATATGCATATTCTATAGGATTGTCACAAGAAGCATGTGAAAAAATGTACGGACAAGCATGGGCAAATAGATATACAAAAGGACAATACCAAGAAGTACATTCCCATAGTGGTGGAAATTTAGTAATTAGCTGTGCATATATGTTAAAGTTACCACCAAACAGTGCAAGTTTTTCTTTTTATGATTCTAGTTACAGTCATTTTCCGGTACATCTTGCACAATGCTTTACAAACAAACCGTTTATGGGAAGAAGAGTTACGCCGCCGCTAGAAGAAGGGGATATTATTTTCTTTCCTGCTAGTTTAGATCATTATGTATCAACACACAAGGCTGATGAATTAAGATCCACTATTAGTGCAAATTTTGGAATAGCTATCGACGAGATAACCAATCAGCAAAGCTAGATAAATTATCAAAAACAATAGTTTTCTTTTTAATTTTTTGATTAGAAAACTTGTTAAGTTCTTTTAACGTTTCATTTCCGTAGCCTGTTTTTACTAGTACAGGCTTTGCTCCCATTTTAAAAGCAGCTTTTAGATCTGATATTTTATCGCCTACATAAAATCCTTTTGAAAATTTAATAAAAGGAAATTCTTTTTCACATCTTTTAAACATACCGGTATTAGGTTTTGCATACTGGTCCCATCTAGCACTAGTTTCGCTATAATAAAGAGCATCTATACTTGCACAGCCTGCTTCACCTAATAAATTAAACATATGATTATGTACAGTGTCAACATCGTTTTGAGTATAAATGCCTTTACTTATACCGCCTTGATTTGTTATAATAACAATTTTATGACCTAGTCTACGAATTTTAGCTATTGCTTTTAAACTACCTTCGATCGGTTCAAAGTCGTCTACCTTGTAGGTATAGTCTCCACGATCAACATTAATAACACCGTCTCTATCTAAACCTACAACAACTTTTGGTGCAATATTATTCACAGTATCGTAGAATGGAATATTATATTCTTCTTCTGTTTTATCTGTACTGTATCGAATCGCAGATTCTTTTTTATCGGATACAGTGTTGTCTGATTTTTTATTGCTCCAGTTTATGCTATACATTTTATTCTTCGCTTAATACTTGACTGTCGCCGGGAATAATTCTATAGTTGTCTTCAACACTATCTGGAGTGCTAACTTCTGTAACACTTCCTTCTTTCGAAAGACAAATTAATTGATGTGGCTGTAATGGAGGATTCCTCCAAACTTCGCCTTCATTAAGTTCTTTTTCATGTAGTTTTGAATTTTTTGTATCAATGTATGCAACCTTAAATTTGCCGTTGTTTACAAACCAAGTTTCGTCTTTTTCTTTATGAAAGTGCATACTAGTTTTTGCTCCAGCTCTAGTAAACACCATAATTTTTCCGCAGTATAAATCATTTGTGGCCCAAATCATTTCGTAGCCCCAACCTTTTTGATCTACACCTGACTTTCTAGTTGGCTGATCCATTTATATATTCCTCTACTGTTGTAAAATTAATTTTTACAATATTACTTAATTTTGAATTGTCTGCACATGTGTACTCTTGATATTGATTTGCTAAATGATCCGGCATCGGTACATATTTAATTTTTGCATCATATTTTTTAGCAATAATGTCTGCTATTTGTTGAAAACTTGTAGTAGTTCCTGTTCCTATATTATAAATGTCGGAAACATCACTAGATAATAATTTTTTATGTGCTTCACATACATCGCCTACAAAAATAAAATCTCTTTTGTATTTGTCGCTGTTTTCAAATAAAGAAATAGTACCAGTTTCTTTTGCTTGATTAGTAAATTTAGTTATAGGACTTGCTTGATGTCCTTTGTGGTCTTCTAAAGGACCGTATACATTAAAATATCTAAATCCTTGAACTATAATGTTTCTTTTTGAGAGTCCAGTAACCCATCTATCAAAAAGATACTTGCTCCAAGCATACGGACTTTGTGGTTGTTTTGGATCTTCTTCTTTAAACTTTTCGTATGGTCCATATACACTTGCACTAGATGCATATTGAAAATTTACACCTTTTAGATTACATTGATTAAACAACCATTTTGAAAATTCATAATTTTGTAACATGATCTTATCAACATTACGTTCAGCTGTGCTTGAAATAGCACCTAAATGAATAACCCAATCATAGCCTTCAACTTCAGGCAAATAATCAGCTTGCCATTCATATCCTGATAGCTCGTGTTCGTCTTGTAATCTAAGAGTTAGATTTTGTCCAATAAATCCTTTGTGTCCAGTAATTAAAATTTTCATACAGACGCCTCTAAAATTTTTGTTGTACTGTAACCTTGTACTGTAGGTACAATATGCACAGGTGCTAAATCATGTCCTACAATTTCTTCTACAGTATAGTCTCCACCTTTAACAATTAAGTCTGGCTTTAGTTCTTTAATAAGCTCATATGGCGTATCTTCATGAAATACAATAACTTCGTCTACATACGGAATAAGTTCTAATTGTTCTCGTCTTGTTTCAAGATCGTTAAACGGTCTGTTGTCTCCCTTTAAGCGTTTTACACTACCGTCACTATTCAGTCCTACTACAAGTTTATCACCTAAACTGCGAGCTTCTTTTAGTAATGTAAGATGACCTTTGTGCAATACATCAAAACATCCGTTAGTAAAAACAATACGTTTATTCAAGTCTTTTTCAGTAAGAATATATGTACCTACGTGTTTTACACTTTCAGTTGATCCTCTATTTGCTAAATCTAATGCTTTTTGATAATCATACCCTTTAGTTAGCGCATAAACAAATGCAGCAAGAAAACAATCTCCGGCTCCGGTTACATCATTAACTTCTAAAGGTTCAGGTTGCGAAACATAACGTTTTAAATCAAATTCAGCAGTAGTAGTTTTACTAGAATTAGTGACAATTATATTACCGTCCCATTTTTCAAACCCTAATTCTTTGTATTCTTTGTAATTAGGTTTTACTAACCAAGCCCCGTCATAACAACTAACGTGGCGTTTAGGATCTACAATAACTTTACAATCAAAACTATTAAGATGTGCAATAATATCTTTTGAATATTCTAATACACCTTTATTGTAATCGCTAAGAATAACATATTCAAAATTAGATAAATCTAATTTTTTAATATCATTGTAAATATCTAATCCGTTAGCATAACGATCGTCGTCTATTCTTGTAACATAATGGCCATCACAGATTACACGAGTTTTTTCACTTTTTGGATCGTCGTATTCTAATAAAGTTGCATCGACGCCTAAACTTTTTAAGTTGTTATAAACAAGTCCTGCGCCACCAAGAAATTCTTCTATACGATCCTGACTTACAATAGGTACAGGTGCTTCAGGACTTAACCTAGTCGAAGAACCAAAAATATACCTATCATTTATTAAATCACCAATAACTAATACTTTAGACATAATTTATTATACTACCTTTATGATTATTAGTCAAGTAAATCTATTACTTCGATTACTGTTTTTAATTTAGTAATATTACTTTTTCTATTGAGAGTGCTTTGCAAACCTGAGTGTAAAGGTTTCGGCCATTTACTAAATTCTACCCAAGCAAATCCGTCATGCTCGTTATTAAGTTTAGGAATAAAAATATCTTCGATAACGCAAAGATATGTATGGAACTGGAACTTAGAATCGTTAGATACAAATGTTTCTAAAGGAATAGTTTTCTTTATATTTATAGAGCCTATTTCTTCTTCAATTTCTCTGCGCAAACCTTCCCAGGGTGTTTCTAAACCTTCGTTAGTTCCACCAACTAAGCCCCAAACATTATTACGGCTTCCGTTTGCTCTATGCAGAAATAGAAACATTTTAGACTTTAGAGAATAAATTAATGCACCACTACAAATAATGTCTTTCATACTAATAATTATCTTAGTATGTAAACCTCCAAGAGCCATTTGGATATTCTCCTTCATAAGAGAGTATCCAATACTCGCCTGTCCATTTGTATTGTGTTTGTGTGTTTAGATTAGTTACAAATGCTTCGTTAGTTTCTTCACTAGCATCAAAAACAATGTGCCAGCGTGAACCGTCCCATTCTACAATATCATTTTCACTTGCTACAAAATCTGAGTTATCTGAATTCTTCCATGCCAGAGCGCCATTAGTATTATTAGGATCACCTATACTACCTAATAATAAAAGTCTATTATTTGATTGCGATTGCATTGGATCAAATCTTAGTGGATCTATAATATAATCAACATATGTTTTGTCACCAGCAGGACCTGGTATAACAGAATCTGCTGGTAATGTTTCTGCATCAGGAGCATTTAGTATAAGTCGTGTTTCGTCTGTAGTATCAATACTATCAATAGTAAATACTATTTCTAAACCGTTTGCACGTTGTAATCGTAATTGTGTAATTCCAGGTTCAAATGTAAATGGTTGCGCAATGTTCCAAGCAGTCCATGTATCGTTTCGATTAACACCATTCTTTAATAATCTTGCAACACCATCAAACACTTCTAATCCATAATCTTGATATGTAGTTACTACTAATGCACTTTCATTAGTCAATGCTTCATCTGGTTGACTATTAACTTTGTCTGTTTCTTCGTTCTCTTTAATTTTTTGTTCAACTAAACTTTGTGTGTAAGCAGTTTCGTCTATATTAACTTCTAATCCGTGATCTGCAAATACTGCTGTAATTATTTTACTAATAACTCCTAATTTTTTAACTTTTGCAGGAGGACTAATAAAGATAGGTGTTGTTAAACTAATCGAAGCAACATCAATTTCACTTTCAGTACCAGTTGGTATACTTCTACTACTAAAGTTTATGTTATCTATATTTAAAACACTTAAACTAGTCCAATCGATATAATTGTCTGTTGTTTGTATTTCTAAACTAGGATTAAACAACATAAAAATTTGTTCAAGTATTTGTAATTTTTGATCCGTATTAGTAGTCCATATGTCTACGTTTACAGTAAGAGTATAAGGGGTTGGCATTATACGTTCTACTGTATAATTTTTACCTGCTTTATTTAAATATTCTTGGCCGTCTACATCATATGCACGTTCTCTAATGTTTAGCTTATTAACATAACTGCTATCTGCTAGACGTGAAGTATCCATTTCTAGTCCGGTTATATACACAGCCATTCTTGGTGCGCTAGGAATTTTATTTTCAGAATTATCTCTAAGGATACTTCCTACTTGTCTTGTTAAGTCGCCGTATGTAACTGGAACTTGTACTAGTCTACCCTTACCGTCTTTATAACTAAATTGTCCAAACAATCTAACTATTTGTGTAAGATATCTACGTATTTGTCCATCATAAAAATGTTGCATTAGTTATCCGCCTTAGGTTTTAGTGCTTGAGAAATACTTTGTCTTTCTTCGGTTACTTCGCCACCTATATTATTAGTATTGGTATTATTAATAAATGTGCCACGCTGGGTATTAGTTTCATCTGCACCGTAAACAAATGCACGTTTAACATCGTAAATTTTGTTCCATTTATTATTTCTAAATTGAAACAATCTATTAGGTAAAAAATCTGTTCTTAAAAAATAATCATTAGTTTCTGGCTCTGCCGGAAACTGAACTCCAAAGCCAAATGCTTCTCCATTAGGTGAAATAGAATCACCAATAATATATCCTTTGTATCCTGCTCTATCAGGCGGCGCCATCTCGGATAAACCGTCTGCGTCTTTTGTTTCAGTTAATTCTACTATACCGTTGTCGTCAACGGATACTGAAAAGTAATGACTGATATCATATCCGCTTTTTTGAGTTTCTTCTGTTGCTTCTTGTATTACTCCTGTAGTAATATTCATTTCTCTTTCGTATGTAGATAATATATCTCTTAAAGTATCTCCATCGGGCGCATCTTCACTTGCTGGTAAATCTAAAATATCTTTATATTCTTGTCCGTCGTATATTTGTTTTAGTTTTACACGATATAAGTGCGGATACCATGTTTGTGAAAATCCTTCAGCAGCACGATTAATATCTTCTACAACGTAGAATCTTTTAAGAGCAACACTGGCATCATTTTCTGCATATTCATCTATTAAATGCGGCAACTCAAATACATCACCAGGCATAATTTTTCTACCAATAGTTTCAACACTGCTGCGTATATGAACTGTCATAAACAATGTGTCGTTGCTTAAAAACAAACCAAACTGACTTAAATCAAAATCTTGATCTTGTACATTGTATATGCCTCTAAGTCTGTAAATATCTTGATCGTATTTTCTATCTCGATTTTCAAGAAACATTAAATCTTGTATTTGAGTATGATCTTTAACGGTTGTTCCGTCATCAGTACCGATATATTTGTATACATGTATGTCTGTACCACCAACAGTAAACATCTCTAGAATTTGTTTATCTAGGAAGTTAAAATCGTTACCACGTTCGGGTTTATATAAGCTAAGTCTTGGCATACACATATTTATCGAAAGATAAATACTATATCGGAGAACTTTATATATGGCTACACAAAAACAAGAAATATTTGACTACGTCCACGCAATGCTAGGCGGCGGCATGGTCGATGTCGAACTAGATCCTATCCATTATGAAACTGCTTTAGTTAAATCATTAACTAAATTTAGACAGCGTTCAGATAACAGTGTAGAAGAATCGTATTTGTTTATGGAAACTATGGAAGATACAAATGAATACACACTTCCAAACGAAGTTATTGAAGTTCGAAGAATCTTTCGTAGATCAATTGGATCAAGAACAGGCGGCGGAGACGGCGGCACTTTGTTTGAACCATTTAACCTTGCGTACACTAACACATATCTGTTAAGTTCATCTAATATGGGAGGACTAGCAACATATGATTTGTTTAGCCAATACCAAGAACTTGTAGGACGTATGTTTGGATCGTTCATCGAATTCAAATGGAATCCTACAACACATAAACTTACATTATTACAGCGTCCGAGAACAGACGAAACACTAATGCTCATGGCGTACAATTATCGTCCAGACGAGCAACTACTTGATGATTATCTAGCAAAGCAGTGGATTAAAGATTATACTTTGGCAAACTGTAAATATATGTTAGGCGAAGCACGTTCAAAGTTTGCTACTATTGCAGGACCACAAGGTGGGTCAACCCTTAATGGTAATGATCTTAAAAATGAAGCAATGCAAGAAATGGAAAAACTAGAGCAAGATGTAATTCAGCAAGTTGCTGGTGGCGTAGGTTACGGATTTACAATCGGCTAAAATACCCCAATGTTAGCGCACTAAATGTAACAGTAATGTAAATACTGTATGTTAAGAAATGATCTTAAAGAAGAGTACAGATTATTTTACATGGTCAAGGGCCACCTTGACGCCACCCCAGAAACAGTAGTAGCAAGTGCAGAAGGTTATTTCAAACGTCTATGGTATGACGGTTGCAATGGTGCACCTTTGTACGACTATGCAGAACAGTTCGAACAAGCATGGAGAGATAGACAGAATGGTTTCACGGAAGATACAAGACCTAAGTAATGAGGACTTATCGTACTTAGAAAAGTTGTTAGGTGAAAAGTTTGCTGAACAACTAGAAGCAGATCAAACTTGGGCATCAAAAAATCATTATGATCGCCCTGGCAATAAAAAGAAACAAATACTTCGTATTATGGATGCTATTCGTTCACAAAAACGGTTGAAAAGTGTTGCTAAGTGGTAATATAGGTTGACAAAATATCATTAATAACATATAATAAAATTATACTATGTGGAGATTAATTAATGTTACCTAAACTACTTGTTGTAGGACACGGCAGACACGGCAAAGACACTGTTTGCGAAATGCTAGAACTTTACGGATATTCATTTCAGTCTAGTTCTAAATTTTGTAGTGAATTGTTTATTTTTGATGAATTAAAAGACAAGTACAGTTATACTGACGAAGAAGAATGTTATGCAGATAGGCACAATCATCGTAAACTATGGTATGACATGATACATGATTATTGTAAAGATGATCTTGCTAGACTAGGACGTAATTTATTTGCAGAACATGACATATACTGCGGACTTCGCAACAAACGTGAATTTTTTGCAATGCAAAACGAAGAAATTTTTGATTATGCTATTTGGGTAGATCGTTCAGACCACTTGCCGCATGAAGATAACAATTCAATGACAATTGAACAATGGATGTGTGATTACACAATTGACAACAACGGCGATCTAAAGCGTCTAGAAAAGAATGTAGCAATGCTAATGCGTACTATTTTTAAAAATCAGGGATTAAGTCTCCCTGTTTCCACTGCACCCCAGTTTTTTGCAGAATACGTTGACAGTTAGCACACACTGTTTTTAAATTGCTAGGACGGCAATTTTCTAAGTTGCCGTCAATATGAAACACGTTAAACTGTTCTTGATGCTTGCTTGTATAACCACATTTTTCACAAGTATCTTTTTTAATATATCCTGCTTGCTTCCATTTTGGTATTCCGTGTCCTAATCCGTTGCGTAGGCACGTCTCACACAATTTACGATAGTAAATTTTGTTTCCTTTTTTATAATTTATAGCTGCCGGACGCTGTCCGCATTTACATAATGGTCGCATACTGTATTTACCTCACCTTTTCGGTCCCTTTTTCGGGGGTATTTGCACAGAGTTTTTTCTTTTAATTGGTAAATACATGTAATAAACAATACACTATCCAACAGGAGATTAAAATGGCATTAGTATCACCAGGTGTACAGGTTAGCGTAGTAGACGAGAGTTTTTACACTCCCGCTGAACCAGGAACTGTACCAGTAATTTTTGTTGCATCGCAAGAGAACAAACTAAATGCTTCAGGATCAGGAACAGCGATAGGTACACTAGCAGAAAATGCCGGTAAGCCTTATTTAATGACATCGCAACGTGACCTAGCTGAAACATTTGGCGACCCAGTTTTCCAAATTGATGCAAGCAATAATCCAATTCACGGTTCAGAATTAAGTGAATACGGATTACAAGCAGCTTATTCATATTTAGGTGTAAGCAACAGAGCATGGGTTGTAAGAGCCGACATAGACTTAAAACAACTAGTTCCTCAATCATCAGTTCCAACAGCATTTCCAGATGCAGGAACATATTGGTTAGATACTGGTTCAAGTGCATTTGGTATCCAGGAATGGAATAATGCAAGTGAAACTATAACAGGCGGACAATCATTTACAACACAAACACCTATTGTTATTACAAGTCAATCAGACGTTATAGATTACGAAAACGAAGATTATACACCACTAGGCTCAATTGGCTCAGTTGGAGATTATGCAGTCGTTGCTGTAACTACTCTTAACAAAGTTTGGTATAGAGCAAGCGCAGGTTGGGTTGAGCTAGGTTCAACTGCTTGGAAGGATGCCGTTCCAACTGTAGTTAGTAGCAAAACAAGTACAACATTTGGCGACGATTCAACAGATGAAGGCTCAGACGTTTTTGTATTAAATGGAACTGTTATTACTGTTACTACTGGCGAAACTGTTACAGACATAGCAGCAACAATTAACGGACTATCAATTCCGGGTATAAGAGCAGCCGTAATAAGCGGAGAGATTGCATTTTACAATGATGGTAGTTCAACAACATCATTAGAGTTTGCAGCAGGTTCAAATGCATCTACAGCGGTTTTAGAGTTCTTAAATATTGATGCAGGAACTTATTTAATTCCAGCAGTACAAATTAGTAAGCACACACAAATTCCAGACACATTTAAAGTAGGAACTGCATATAATGGCCGTCCAACAGGAAGTGTATGGCTTAAAACAACTACACCAAACGGTGGTGCTCGCTGGAGAGTTAGACAATGGAATGACGATACTAAATTATGGGATTCTATTGAAGCACCGATTTATCCAACAAATGAATCTGCTCTAGTTGAACTAGACAGAACAGGTGGCGGATCAAATTTACAAATAGGTGATTTATATGTACAATCAAATGTTGCAGGAGACAGTGATCCGTTAGGTACATTTAAAATATTTAAAAGAGGCACAGTTGGAAATACTCAAGTTTCTTCACAACCAATTACACTATCAAACTTCACAGATGGTGAAACTTACAAAATGTTAATTACTGCAACTTCACCAGGTTCAGCAGTGTTCAGCAGCGATGTTCCAGGACTAATTGAAGTTGAAGCACAGTCAACAGCAGCTGATACTGCTATTGCTATTGCAGCAGCAATTACAAGTGCAAACATTCCGTATGTAAGTGCATCAGTTGATGAAAACAATGCAGTTGTTATTAAACATAGCCAAGGCGGCGAAATGAAATTTGTTGATGTTGCAAGTAGTTTTGCGCCAATGCTTACTGCATTAGGTATTAGTACTTCAACACGCTTTGTATCAGACGAACCAGGAATTGATAATTCATTAGGTAATCCTGTTCAGTACAGAGTAAGTAATTGGGAAGTACTAAGTTACACAGCATCAGAAAACGAACCAACAAATACTGCCGAAACAGGAACACTATGGTATAACTCAATTGTTGATGAAGTTGACATTATGATCAATGACGGTAACAAATGGGTTGGATATAGACATCCGGACAGCCCAGTTTATTCATTAAGCAATAGCACAGATGCTAACGGGCCTATTGTAAGTGCATCACAACCAACTACACAATCAGATGGTAGTAGTGCATTAGTAGAAGGCGATTTATGGATTGACACTTCAGACTTAGAAAACTATCCAGTAATTTACAAATATCGTAAAAGTACTGATCGTTGGATTTTAGTAGACAACGGTGATCAAACAACAGAAAACGGTATTGTTTTTGCAGATGCACGTTATGGGTCAAGTGGAGCAACAGGAAACACAGCAGCAGATATTACAGATTTGCTTGCAGTAAATTATGTAGATCCTGATTGTCCAGATCCAGCATTGTATCCAAGCGGAACATTGCTATTCAATACACGCAGAAGTGGATTTAATGTTAAGCGTTTCGAAAAGAATTATGTTGATACAACAGACGTTAACTTACGCTTTGGTGACGAATCGATGGTAAACTATGCTGCTGATCGTTGGGTAACTGAAAGTGCAAACAATGTAGATGGTTCAGGCAGCTTTGGGCGCAACGCACAGCGTAAAGTTGTTGTACAAAAACTACAAGCAGTTGTTAATTCAAACGACGAAATACGCAACGAAGATGCACGTAGATTTAACTTAATATCTTGCCCAGGTTATCCAGAACTAATTGGCGAACTAGTAACACTTAACGCTGATAGAGGATTAACAGCATTTGTAGTTGGCGATTCGCCAGCAAGATTAACACCAGATGCTACTTCATTAAATGAATGGGCAACAAACGTTCGTGCAGCAGTAGAAGACAATGACGATGGTCTTGTTACTAATGACGAATATTTAGGTGTGTTTTATCCATGGGGCTTTACAAGCGACAACTTTGGTAACAATGTTGTTGTTCCGCCAAGCCACATGATGCTAAGAACTATTGCACTAAGTGACCAAGTTAGCTATCCATGGTTTGCACCAGCAGGTACAAGACGTGGCGGCATTAACAATGCAAGTTCAACTGGCTTTATTAACAGCGAAGGAGAATTTGTAAGCACACCACTAAATGAAGGACAAAGAGATACATTATATGCACAAGGTGTAAACCCAATTACGTTTATTACAGGTGCAGGACTTGTTAACTTTGGACAGAAAACTCGTGCTAGAGGCGCAAGTTCGCTAGACAGAATTAACGTTGCAAGATTAGTAGTTTATTTACGTAGCCAACTTAATCAACTTGCGAAGCCATATATCTTTGAACCAAATGATAAAATCACACGTGATGAAATCAAAGGACAAGTTGAAAGTTTACTACTTGAACTTGTTGGCCAAAGAGCACTATTTGACTTCTTAGTTGTGTGCGATGAAACTAACAACACTCCAGCAAGAATTGATCGTAATGAACTATATGTAGACATTGCTATTGAACCTGTTAAGAGTATTGAGTTTATCTACATTCCACTACGCTTGAAAAATACAGGCGAAATAAGTGGTGAAGCGTAATGATAAATACTATTGAACTAGGAGCAAATTAAATGGCAATCTCATCATTATCAAAAATTACAGTTCCACTAGCAAGCGGCGACAGTGCCGCTAGCCAGGGTCTGTTGATGCCGAAGCTCCAGTACCGCTTTAGGGTGTCGCTGGAAAACTTTGGAGTTTCAACACCAACAACGGAACTTACAAAACAAGTTGTTGACGTAACTCGTCCGACAGTTGCATTTGAGCCAATGGAAATACATGCGTATAACTCAAAAGCATACTTAGCAGGTAAGCACACATGGTCACCGATTACACTAAACTTACGTGAAGACGTGAACAATGCTGTACAAAAACTTGTTGGCGAACAGCTACAGAAACAATTCGACTTTATGGAGCAGTCAAGCCCGGTTTCAGGACAAGATTATAAATTTACAACACGTATTGAAATCTTAGATGGTGGTAACGGAGTTTATACACCAAATGTACTTGAAACATTTGAACTATACGGATGCTTTATTACAAATGCTAACTACAACACACTAGCATATCAAAATAATGAACCAGTTACAGTTACATTAGAAGTCCAATACGACAACGCAATCCAAACAGATGCTGATGGTGGTATTGGTGTTGCTGTACCGAGGGGCAGCGGTAGTTTAATTACCGGCGGCGGCGCATAAAAAATATCTTTATTTAAAAAGGGGCTCTTAGAGCTCCTTTTTTATTATCTACATACATAATAATATTAGATAAATATTTGTATGAGTACTAACGCTTTTCGAGATAGCCTTGGAGGAAAACAAGACGGCATTACATTGCTTGATTACAACCATGCGGCTAGATTATATACAAATCAAAATTTTAAATTTGCTCCTAAAACAAAGTTTCTTTATCATTGTTGGTTTGGAATCGATCCTGGGGTTAAAGATATTAATCCAGGATTAATAGAGAAATATAATACTGAAATAGGACTACTAGTTAAACAAGCAGATTTGCCTAGATTTACAGCAAATGTTGAAACTAAAAAGAAATATAATAGAACTAAGCATATTCAAACAAGTATTCAATATCAGCCAATAACACTTACATTTCATGACGATAATCACGGTGTTACTACTGCTTTGTTAGAAGCATATTATAGATGGTATTACGCAGACGGCTGGCATGCTAGTCAGCCTGGAGCATTTAACAAAGCAGGCGACGGAGATAACACTTATAAGAGCAGAGAAAGAAACCAATTTCGTTTTGGATTAGATAATAATTTAAGTGTTCCGTTTTTTAAAAGAATACAGTTATCTCAAATTGCAAGAACTCAATACACAACTTACACATTAGTAAATCCGATTATTACAAATTGGGAACATGATTCTGTTGATAATTCCGATGGCAGCGGCATGATGCAAAATACTATTACAGTACAATACGAAGCAGTGCATTATAGTAGAGGTACTGTTCAAGTAGGACCCGATGGCGATCCTATAGCATTTGGATTTGCACACTACGACTCTTTTCCAAGTCCACTAGCTAATATTAATACAACAACACAATTAGATCCAAATGATGTATCAGTTAGAACACCGCCTGCTTCATTTGAAACTAATATTGGTAATAGAACAGAAGGGACTAATACGTTTCCGACATCAGTAAGCAATCCTTTGCTTAGTAGCATTTCTACAGTAACAAATACAGACGACATTGGAGGTATAAGTGATATAATTATACCTAAAACACAAGGTGCCGATGGCGCACAAAACATTGTATCTTCTTCACCGACTACAATTACAACAAATAGTACAGCAGCCAGAAATGTAAATGTAACAGCGCAATCATTACAAAATAATCCTGCAAAATTAGATTCGTTAGCAATACAACAATTTAAAGGTACTTTCTTAAGCACTGGTGGTAATGGAATAAATGATTTAATTAGTGCTTGGAATGCACTTCCTGAAACAGAAAAAGAAGCATACAGAAAAGAAGTCTTAGAAGGTACAAGACAATGAGTAGTAGTTTACCAATAAACATATCTAAAAAAACTGATGCTAGAACTAATTTGTATTTTGACACTTATTATTCTAGAGTATTAAACTTAGCAGACAATGATCTAAATACTGTTGTTGCATTTTTTGAAACACAAGGTTTTGAAAGATCAGCAGCAATAGCAGTTAGTAATGTTTTATTACAACAAGCAAAAAATGAAAATATAAAAATTTTTAAATTGTTAGATACGCTTAAAAAGTATAGCGGAACACAGTTAAGTTCTGTAGTTGCTGAAATTTTAAATTATGATAGAAAAAGAACTAGTGTTATAGGTTATCGAAAAGAACGAAGAATAGCAACATTTGAATCTAGAAATATAATCGAAGGCAATCCAATTAATTTTACAACTGATGAAATTACAAGTGATAAAGATCTTAGTAGTACAGAAACTACGTTGGATAGCGAGCTAGTAACTATAGACGGAGAATAGCACAATGGCTAAAGAAATACTTAATAGAGGGGTTAATCCAAACGATGGATCTGGAGATTCTTTAAGAAATGCATCAAATAAAATTAACCTTAATTTTGATGAAATATACAATACAATAGGTAATGGATCTACACTATTGTCAGATGACATAGATTTTGGATCTAATAAAATTTATTATAGAAATACCGTAGAAACACGTAGCGATTTAAATAGTATTTCTCCATCTACTTACATGGGTATGATAATGCATGTGCATGATGAAGGTGCATTATATTTTGCTCATGCCGGTGGCTGGCACAAACTACTACTAGATACCTCTGAAGTTACTCCTTCTAACTATAATTCACCATTGTCTGCATCAGCGTTTTCAGGATCATTTGATGATTTAGAAAATCGTCCAACAATTCCGACTAGTATATTAAATTTAGGAATATCCGACGGATTAGCAGGACAGTTTTTAAAAACAGACGGCTTTGGGAATTTTTCATTTGCAGTACCGCCGGCAGGAAGTTATAATGATTTGTCTGATTTACCTGTTTTGTTTAGCGGAAGCTATAACGATTTAACAGATACTCCTGATTTAAGTGTATTTCAATTAGCAGCAGAAGCGTTTGATGGAGATTATTTTAGTTTAACAGGACGTCCTGTTATTCCAGGTGACGTTAACGAATTAGAAGACACTGACAACTTACTAGCAGGCTTTAGCGGCGATTATAACGACTTAATTAACAAACCAAACTTTGCAACAGAATCGTTTGTGTTAGGTCAAGGATTTGCAACACAATCATTTGTAACGGGACAAGGATATCTAACTCCGGGAGATTTGTCATCTTTTGCAACACAATCATTTGTGTTAAGTCAAGGATTTATTACTTCAGAAACAGACAGTCAAACACTTACATTAGCAGGAACTGATTTATCAATTAGTAACGGCAATACTGTTGACTTATCGGGTATTGTAGGCGATACTGTAGGTAATTTTAGTTTTGCTGCAAGTGTAATTGATACAGACGATTCTAGTGCAATTACAGTTACTCCTTCTATGATTATGAGTAGCGATTTAACTGTTGAAAATGATTTAGTTGTTAACAACAAATTTACAGTGAATGGCGAAATAACAACAGCAGGTACAGGTGCTCCTGAATTGTTTTCAGAATCTAACATTTTACTAACAGCTAGTACAAGAGTTGAAGTAACACAAAGTCCATTTAAACTTGCAAATTTTACAAACGCACAAAGAGATGCACTAACTGCTGAAAACGGAGATATGATCTATAACACAGATGACAATAGGTTCCAAGTTTATCAAAACGGTACTTGGTTAAGATTAGATACAAGCCCAATAGTATAAGGAAACATTATGTCAGAAAACTATTATGCTATAGGAACACATACAGCAGAGCAATTTAATGAAGTACACAATGAATTGTGTAATCCTGGATCTTCAATAGAAGCTATTCCGGTAAGAGAAGTTGAGTGTACAGATCATGTAGAACATAGTCCAACTAGAGGAATATTTTTATTAACTGATGAAGAAGCAGAATTATTAAAAAACGATTCAAGAATACAATTTATTAATTTAGATTTTAAACATAACAAAGATTTGTATAATGTTCCAGAAGACGACTTACTTTTTGAAAATCCAACAATATATCAACGTTATGAACAAGCATACGAAAACGCTCAAATATGGTACGGTAATGGAAATTTTAATACTAACGCATTAAATAGAAATACCAGTCAGTTATTAAGACTAACAGAAAAAGTCAGTCCGTGGTTACAAAATGGTAATAACGATAGCACTATTATAGATAGTGCTATACCTACACACGGTGCAGGAGAAGATGTTGATGTTATTGTTTGCGATAACGGATGTTGGTTTGGTCATGTAGAATTTATTAACAGAGGAGTTACAAATGCTGTTAATCCTGTAAATTATAAAGGCGGAAATGTATTGCCTGGAAATGGCTACTGTGATTTACTCGATATTGTATTTGATTCTCCGTACTATATTGATCCAGAATGGTTTGATGCTGATCCAACTAGATTAGAAACTCGTTGGGACGGCACTATTGTTCCAACCGAAACAGCAGCACGAGCATGGTGGGAACAAACAAATCAACGTTCTCCGCAGTTTGCAGAATTTGGATCAATACAAATAGAAAACCTATATACTCGTACAGGTAATAACGGTAACAATAATTCATATCCTACTACTGCATCTGGAACTCATGGAACCCAATGTGCAGGTTTAACATATGGTAGAACTCAAGGTTGGGCATATAATGCTAACAAGTGGCATCTTAATCATATCGGCGGCGGCAGAGTAGACTGGGATGTAGGATTTGATATACAAAAAATATTTCACAAGTATAAACCTATTAATCCTAAATATGGAACAAAAGATCCTACAATAAGTTCTAATAGTTGGGGATTTAGAGTTGATAAATCGGCTAGTTATTATTTTTGGAGAAATGATCCAGCAGTTGCATATACTACCGAACCAGAATTTATAAGATATTTAGGATCAGCCGGCGACGGCGGACGTTGGAAGTCTGAAATGTATGATAATTCAATGACACAAGCAGCTAAAGAATTAGTTGACGAAGGTGTTATATATGTTTGTGCCGCAGGCAATAGTAATCAGCAACAAGTAAACCCAGACCATCCTAATTACGACAATCATATCGGAGACAATACCAATGAAGGAGTATACGACAATGCTTGGTTTAGTTTTGGGTTTGCAGTAACTGGAACTACTAACAGACGAGGATTCCCTCAACATATAGGTAAGACAGAAAGTCTTACCTTTCAAGGAAACACTACAGTTAAGTTTCCAGGTATAAACATCGGCGCATTAGATGATCTAATACCATCGAGTAAAGAACAAAAAGTCAATTACAGTGATATGGGTAATGCTATAGATTTTTATGCTCCAGCAGATGGCACACTAGCAGCTACAGTAGGTACATACGGTGTAGATACAGCAAGACTAGACGATAATTATACTGACTTAGGAACACAGGATTGTAGAGATACTCGATTCGGTGGAACATCAGCAGCATGTCCAGTAGCAGCAGGATTTTTATCAACTGTAATTCAATATAATAGAAATTGGACTTACGAAGACTTACGTAGTTGGATACAATCCGAAGTACAAACACAATCGTCAACTAATTTCTATATAGGTAGTGATCCAACCGGTCCAGAAGACACAGCATGGTCGGATCTAAATAGCTTGAATGGTGGCCCTGCTAGGGTTATATACAATGCTAATATACCAATCACAACTCCTCTAGAAAAAACACTTAGTGTAAGAGGTAGTTTTGTGTTTAAGAATGGATTGCAGTTGAGAAGAAATGGCTAAGTTTGCACAAGGAAAATTTACACCACAAAACCCTGAAAAATATGTAGGTAATAAAACACCAACTTATAGAAGTAGTTGGGAATTTACATTTATGAAGTTTTGTGATGCACATCCAAGTGTTAGTCAATGGGCTTCGGAAGCGATACGCATACCATATAGAAATCCATTAACAGGAAAACATACAATTTATGTTCCAGACTTTTTTATTGTATATGCAGACAAAAATGGTAAACAACGAGTCGAATTAATAGAAGTTAAGCCATCAAACCAAACCGTAAGAGAAAAACTAGGTCGTAGTAGAGCTAACCAAGCTCATTATGTTATTAATCAAGCAAAATGGGAATCAGCAAGAGCATGGTGTAAACAAAAGGGAATAATTTTTAGAATTATAAACGAAGGCGATATGTTTCACCAAGGAGGCCGCAGGCGATAAATAATACTAGCATATAATGGTGACACAATGACTAAAAAATTAGAAGAACTTTTAAATTTGCCTGAAAATAAAAATATTATTGATAAAGCAGAAGAAAAAGAAAAAGATCAAAAACAGTACGAATTAGAACAACAAGAACAAACGTTCCGTGACATTGCCGAGTTTGATAAAATTGCCAGTGCTTTACCAGCTGTGAAAGGCTTGGGCGATATGGCAGACAAAGAATTAAACGAAGTTGCAGACAAAGCAATGACTGCATATGATGACTTGATGGACTTAGGCATGAATGTTGAAAGTCGTTATGCTGGTAGAATTATGGAAGTTGCAGGCACAATGCTTAAAACTAGTCTAGATGCTAAAGTTGCAAAAATGGATAAAAAATTAAAAATGATAGAATTGCAACTTAAAAAACAAAAATTAGATAACGATTCTTCACCGGGTGATGAAGGCATGATAAACGGTGAAGGTTATGTTGTTACTGACAGAAACAGTCTCTTAGAAAGGTTAAAAGGCCTAGATAAGGATAAATAACATATAATAGGAAAACCAACATGCGTAAATTTAGTGAAATTTTAACAGAATCTAAAAAGACTTATAACTTTATTATTAGAGTTGCAGGTGATTTACCTGAAGGCTGCGAAAGCACAATGAAAACTGCATTAGAAAAGTTTGACTTGGTTAGCTTTAACGGTCCAAAGAGAACACCTATTCAAGAAACACCAATGGATTTTCCACAATTACAAAATATGGAAGTGCATACGTTTGAAGCAGAAGTAAGCTATCCAACAGTCGGACATATACTAGAACGTTATCTTGTTGACTGTTGCTGTATTGATCATACACACTTGAATGTAAGAGTTCCAGGCGAACCTGTTGAGCTCGAACAACAAGAAAAAGAAGATACAGAATATAAGCCAATTATTGGTGAAGATGATATGGGCGGCGAAAGCGCACAAGAAGCAGTTGCTACAAATAGAGTAATGGATTTACTAAAAGAATTAGAAGTTGCTCGTAAAGAAAGAGGTTACGATCCAACTGAAGGCGTACCTACAGGCGATTCCAAAGATATAGAAAACACAGAAAACAGCACTAGTGCTGTAGGGAGTTAAAAATGAGCAACAATATGCTAGACATACTAAAAAACTTTGATGCAGCTGAAAAAGGAAAAAAACCTTCAGCGGCTGCAAAAGATGTGAATGACATGAAAGTAATTTTAGAATCATTACAAGAATGCGGCATGGGAGAGATGTCAGCGCCAACACAAGAACAACCAGTTACAGTTAGTGTTACTGCTTCAGGAAAAGACAATGTTGCAGATTTAATTTCACTAATGCAACAAGCAGCTGGTATTGAACAACATGTAGATATGCCAATGGCACACGATGCACATATTGATAAAGACTCGCACAACACAGGCGAGCCTGATATGGCTGCAATGAAAGCAGCAATTATGGGTGTAGAAGAAGCCGAAGAAGAAGAAGAAGATTTTGAAAATGCACCTGAAGATGCAGAAGGCGCACCAGAGTACCAAGATCATCATTATATGACTAAAACACTTTCGGGCGGTATTAACAAACAAAAGAAAATGTATGCTAAAGCACAAGATGGCGATAATGCAATGGCTGTTGAATCAATTAAAGAACAATTAATGAAAGCACTCGAAGGCAAGTATGCTAACGATGCACAGCGTAAAGCAGTACACGCAGCCAAGTCAAAAAAAAAGACTGACTCAGACGTAGACGAAGCACACGGCAACAGTAAAGTATACGACAAGTGCTGGGACGGTTATGAAAAAGTTCCGGGTAAGAAAAGAGGCGAGCCAGGATCTTGCCGTAAAAAATAATACATCCCCCCAGATGAATCAATAGGCACTTTAGTGCCTATTTTTTTGGTTAAATACAATATGAGTAAAAGTTTAGACGGTGTATTAACCAAAAAGGCTAATACAAAAGAAACATATACTGAACAACAAATACAAGATCTTGCATTGTGTATGGATCCCGATGAAGGATATCTGTATTTTGCAAAACATTTTGGTTATATTCAACATCCTGTAAAAGGTAAATTGTTGTTTGAGCCATACGAGTACCAGTTACGTTTGATGCATTCGTATCACAGTTATCGTTTTAATATTAATATGATGCCAAGGCAAACAGGTAAAACTACCTGTGCCGCAATATATCTTTGTTGGTATGCTATGTTTAATCCAGATCAAACTATTCTTATTGCCGCACACAAATACACAGGTGCACAAGAAATTATGCAACGTATTAGATATGTATACGAGATGTGTCCAGACCATATTAGAGCAGGTGTTACTTCATATAACAAAGGTAGCATTGAGTTCGAAAACGGATCACGTATTGTATCACAAACAACAACAGGCAACACAGGACGTGGTATGAGTATCTCATTACTATACTGTGACGAGTTTGCGTTTGTACAACCTAACATTGCGGAAGAGTTTTGGACTTCAATATCACCTACACTAGCAACAGGTGGTCGTGCTATTATAACAAGCACACCAAACTCAGACGAAGATACATTTGCTACTATTTGGAAACAAGCAGAACAAAAGTTTGACGAACACGGTAACGAACAAGAAGTAGGCGTAAACGGATTTCATGCATTTAGAGCAAGTTGGGAAGAACATCCAGATCGTGACGAAGAATGGAAAGTGGCAGAAATTGGACGTATTGGTGAAGAAAAATTTAGACGTGAATACGGCTGCGAATTCTTAGTATTTGATGAAACACTTATTAACAGTATTAAATTAGCAGTAATGGAAGGTGTGTCTCCAATTATTAATATGGGACAAACACGTTGGTATAAAAAGCCAACCAGTCAGTATACTTATTGTGTAGCACTTGATCCATCAATGGGTACAGGCGGCGACTATGCAGCAATTCAAGTCATAGAACTTCCTACATACGAACAGGTTGCAGAATGGCAACACAATACAACTGCTATACCAGGACAAATACGTGTACTGTCAGATATTTGTACATATGTTGCAAATGAAACTAATAATCCCAATGGAGTATATTGGAGTGTAGAAAATAACGGTATCGGAGAAGCAGCACTAATCGTTATAAACGATTTTGGGGAAGAGAATATACCAGGACTATTTGTGTCTGAACCTATTCGCAAAGGACATGTGCGCAAGTTTCGTAAAGGGTTTAATACTACACACAGCACAAAGATTACAGCGTGTAGTCGTTTAAAAACTATGATTGAAAATGATAGAATGACTGTACATTCAAAACCTTTAATATCTGAATTAAAAGGATTTGTTGCTACTAATACAAGTTTTCAAGCTAAAGTAGGTATGACAGACGATTTAGTAAGTGCAACATTACTTGCTATAAGGATGATGGATGTTCTTAAAGATTGGGATCCAAGAGTATACGACACGTTTAATCAAGCAGAAGACATAGACGATTATGATGCACCAATGCCAATCTTCATATCTACAAACTATTGATAAATACTAATATGAAAAACCTAGACAATATCGCAGAAGAACTTTTTAATAAAATTAGAGGTAGATTCCCAGGAGTTACTATCGGTAATGGTGATGGTGAAGTTACTAATGTACCAACTGATGCTAGATTTTTTGATTTTGAATACAAAGAATCGGATAGAGTCTTAGGACAAGTAAGTATATCAATTGATGAAGAAAATTTAAGTGTTATGTATGGTGACGATTTTGTTGCAAACGAAGACTCAGCAACTAGAGATAACTGGTATAACTTTTTAAAAGAACTTCGCACGTTTAGTAAGAAACGTATGTTAAATTTTGATACAAGGAATATAACTAAGTCAAATTTAGACAAAAGAGATTATGACTTTTTAGCTACAAATCGCTCTGAGGAAGATCAAATGAACGAATCAAAAATGTATGGAACAAACAAAACAAGTTTTCAAAAAATAGGTAATGCAAAGCTATCTATTAAACACACTGAGGCAATTAATACCGAAAGTGCTACTGCACGTAGTCAAAAGATATCTGCAATATTTGTAGAGAATGCAGAAGGTGAAAAATTTAAATATCCTTACAAGCATTTAAGTGGTGCAAGAGCAATGGCTCGTCATGTTGCCGAAGGTGGTAATCCATACGACGACTTTGGTAAACATATTACTGGACTATCAGAAGAACTTTCAAAGTTGCGTAAATTTAATTCATACATGAAGCGTTCAAGTGTAATGGCAGAAAGCCTAGCAGGGTATGTTGATGTTGTTAAAGAACGTGCAGCAAACATTAAAAAAGAAATTCAAAATCTTCAAAAAGAAAGTTTTTATAAAGAAGCAGCAGAATCATATGAAGCACCTGTACTAGAAGATGTTCCAAATGATGTTGCAGAAAACTGGATTGATCAACTTACTATTAAGCAATTTAACGAAGAACTACAAGATGTTTTCCCATACATTTATAATCTTGTAAGTGAAGCAACTAAAGCAGAAGAACTAGGACCTGATCAATTAGACGAAGGTATTGTTGATTGGATTAAAAGTAAGTGGCAAGACTTTCAACAAGCCAGAGCAGATCGTCAGGCACAATACGAAGCACAATTAAATATGATGACTCAAATTATGCAAGACAACGGCATGGATGATTTTGCTATCAGACGTATTATCGACGGCTGTTTAAATGATCCTAGAGTGTGTATGTATAATCATATTAGAAAGAGTGGCTTTGGACATAAGTTCCACAATGAACTACAAGACGTATATCAAGAGTTAAAAGGCGGCCTAACAACACGTTCAGGCACGACTGACGAAGCAATAGATGATGCATTTGAAGAGTTAATGGGTCAATTTAGCGAAAAAGAAACTGACGCAGACGAAGGCAATGCATTTGCACATGCAGTACGTCAAGCCAAAATGAATGGCAAGAAAAAAGGCGATGAGATCGACGGACCGGACGGCGAAAAGATTAAAATCGAACAAGAAGATGACAAAACACCGTTAGGCGAGTTTATCCTTTCGTATTTTGATTATACAACAGGCAACTTCCCAAAAGGTGAAACAGCAGTTCTTACTATGGTAGAAAAAGATTATGGTGAGGAGTTTATTAATCCTGCAAAACAGTTTATTGAGCGTATCAATAGTCGTGTAGCAGAAGTAATTGGCTATAGAGATCCAGAACTTATGGATACATTAACACCTACCGACGACGAGTGGTCAAAAACATTACAAATCCCAAATAGAGAAACTTGGGAAAAATTAATAAAACAAGCCAAAGCCAAAGGCGATAAAGAAATGCTAAGAAAGTTAATGGCAATGGGAGACCAAGTTGCTAGTACTGAATCAGCAGATATTGTAAGATTAGCAGGGCTGTAAAGCCCTCTAAAAGTTTTTCAAGTTTTTCTTTAAAAAAGGCTTGACATACTAAGTAGTTGATAGTATTATAAATACTGTGCTACAAAGTTAAAAAGGCACAAAGCACATAGGCATAAATTATAGGAGGCATTACTATGGCATCATTAGCAGAAATTAGAGCTAAACTAAAAGAGCAAGAGTCACGTCAAGGTGGCGGTTCAAACGGACCAAGCGGTCCAAACCCAATTTACCCGTTTTGGAATATTAAAGAAGGCGAAAGCGCAGTGCTTCGTTTCCTTCCTGATGGCAATCAAGACAACACTTTCTTTTGGAAAGAACGTCTTGTTATCAAACTTCCATTTGCAGGTATAAAAGGACAAACTGATTCACGTCCAGTACAAGTACAAATTCCATGTATGGAAATGTACGGCGAGACATGTAACATTCTTAACGAAGTGCGTGGCTGGTTTAAAGATCCAAGTCTAGAAGATATGGGTCGTAAGTATTGGAAGAAACGCTCTTATATCTTCCAAGGATTTGTTGTGGATAATCCACTAGCAGATGATGAAGCACCTGAGAATCCAATTAGACGCTTTATTATCGGTCCGCAAATTTTTGAAATTATCAAGTCAGCATTGCTTGACCCTGATATGGAAGAGTTGCCAACAGATTACACTGCTGGTGTTGACTTCCGTCTTAACAAAACATCCAAAGGCGGATACGCAGACTACTCAACATCTAATTGGGCACGTAGAGAGCGTCCACTAGGTGATTCAGAAATGGCTGCTGTTAACACACACGGCTTGTTTAATCTAAGTGACTTCCTACCTAAGAAGCCAGGTGAAGTTGAACTCAAAGTCATGCAAGAAATGTTTGAAGCGTCAGTAGACGGTGAAGCATATGACGAAGCTAGATGGGGTCAATACTTCCGTCCAGCAGGTATGGCAGCACGTACAGGTGATCCTGTTGCTCCGGCAGCAAGTACTCCTGCACCAGCGGCAACACCTGCACCTGAGGCAGCACCTGCTCCAGTAGCAGAGGCAGCACCAGCAGCAACTCCAGCACCAGCGGCTGAAGCGGCTCCTGCAGAAGGTGGCAATGCTCAAGACATTCTAGCAATGATTAGAGCACGTCAAGGACAGTAATAATTAATGGGGGAGCAATCCCCCATTATGCTTTTTAGATAGGAGATACATATGGCAACAAAGGCATTCGATCCTACGAAGTTTCGAACTTCGTTAACTAAATCCATTACAGGCATGAGTGCAGGATTTAACGATCCTACTGATTGGATTAGCACAGGTAACTACGCACTCAACTATCTTATTTCAGGTGATTGGAATAAAGGTGTTCCACTAGGCAAAGTAAGTGTATTTGCAGGCGAATCAGGTGCAGGTAAATCTTACATTTGTTCAGGCAACATTGTAAAGAGCGCACAAGATCAAGGTATCTTTGTAGTACTGATTGACTCAGAGAACGCACTTGACGAAGCATGGCTACAAGCACTTGATGTAGATACATCAGAAGATAAACTACTAAAACTTAACATGTCAATGATTGATGACGTAGCTAAGACTATTAGTACGTTTATGGCAGACTACAAAGCAATGGCGGAAGAAGACCGTCCTAAAGTATTGTTTGTAGTTGACTCACTAGGTATGTTGTTAACACCTACAGATGTTGATCAGTTTAACAAAGGTGATATGAAAGGCGATATGGGTCGTAAGCCTAAGGCATTGACTTCACTTGTTCGTAACACTGTTAACATGTTTGGTTCACATAATGTAGGACTTGTAGCAACTAACCACACATACGCATCGCAAGATATGTTTGATCCAGATGATAAGATTTCAGGTGGTCAAGGTTTTATCTATGCATCATCTATTGTAGTTGCAATGAAGAAGTTGAAACTAAAAGAAGATGAAGACGGTAACAAGATTAGCGAAGTGCGTGGTATTCGTGCAGCCTGTAAGGTTATGAAAACACGTTATGCTAAACCGTTTGAAGGTGTGCAGGTTAAGATTCCATACGAAACAGGTATGAATCCTTACAGTGGACTACTTGAACTGTTTGAAGCAAAAGGCGTTATTGTCAAACAAGGCAATCGCTTGCGTTACGAAACAGTGGACGGTGAAGAACTACTTGAATATCGTAAAAATTGGAACGGTGAACTACTCGATAAAGTTATGTCAGATTACTTGATTAAAGAAGCTTCTATGGTAAATACCTCTGAAGTTGACGAAGAAGCAACTGACGAACTAATCGAGGAGCCAACCGTAAATGAATGAAGATCAAATTGCTGATGTTTGGATGATGTTCAAAGAATATCTAGATAAGAAACATATTGAAATGGCAGCTGAGCGTTTTGTTGACCTACTTGCTGATTATGGCATTAGTGACGAAACATTCCAAGAACTACTCGGAACAGATGCTCAACTAGATTCTGCTATTAATTATTATCTAGAATTAGACGATGAAGAAACATACGAGGACGAAGAAGAGGACTGGTAATGGGATGGTATAGTGAAGTAAGCCGTGACATTTCTAAAATACCGGATGCTGTATCTTTTTTTGAAACAGAACTGATACAAGCACGAGCAGAATGTAAGCTCGTAGGTAATGTCGAAAAAAGTGCGGCTGCTATGCCAGGCATCGTAGAACATCGTTTTAATCAACTACAAGAAATTGAAGCCATTCTTAACTATCTAAATATTGAGCTACGTAGATTGCGTAGCTCATATTTTAAAAAGTATCTTGAAAACTATCAAAGAGCTTTGTCTAGTCGTGACGTTGAAAAATACGTTGACGGTGAAGCAGATGTAGTTGACTATGAAAAAATTATCAATGAATTTGCATTGATAAGAAATAAATGGTTAGGTGTGCTTAAAGCACTTGATCAAAAGCAGTGGCAAATTACAAACGTAGTTAAACTACGTGTAGCAGGAATGGAAGATGCTACGATATGATCTTCCACACTGCTGCCGATAATACATATTATAATAATTTTTATAATTTGTATTCTTTAACTATTCGTCAGTTTTATCCTAACTCAAAATTTTCTTTATATTTTTTAGGTAATCAACTACCTAATAATTCTACTATATCTTACTTAAACCAAGAAAATATTAGTTTTGAAGATATAGAACAAAAGTATAATACAACAGGAAGAGATACTAAAGGGTACTACGCACTAAGTCGTTGGAAAAGTATGCCAGTAGTAAACGAGAATGTTGTTGTTTCTGACATTGATCTTATTGCTCTTAAATCTATACCACAAGAAATAATTAATAATATTTTTAAAAATCACGAAGCTATTAATATTAGTAGACTAAAAAAGAACGGCGATGAAGGAGGCATGGCAATGATGATCCTTCGAAAAGATATTATTGATATTGTTAATAATTTTGCAAATAATATTTTAGATACAGAAACATTACATTGGGCATCTGATGTAAGTGTTAGAAACTTTATATACAAAAATTTTAGTGTTTATACTTTACCGGAAATGCACGTTTTTAAAAAAAGATCTAATTACAATACCCTTGATTCTACTAATAGAAGTTTTGGAATATTTAAAGGACCAATAGATCAAAAAATTTATAGTTTAACAAAGGCAAAAAAGTGAAGTGTAATATTTTATTAGGTGTAGATCAAGAATACTATAATAAATGGGCTGTGCCTTTACTAGAAAGTATTCACAGGCACAACCCTTGGATTAATCTACATTGTCATATTGTTAATCCTACTGTTGAAAATTCTTTAGATAATGTTAGTATAACTACCGAAGAACGAGAATTTGTAAACGACGAATCAAAAATATCATATTTACAAAGTGTAAGATTTTTAGCTGTTGCTAATAAATTTAAAAATAACGAAAATGTTATAACTCTTGATGCTGATACTATTTGCACACGTAGAATTGGAAAAGTTGCTACAGAGAGATTATTTGAAAAACAATATGTACTAAAGCATCATAAAGAAAGCAGATGGCTTGCAGGATTCGTTACATTTAACGATAACGGGTTTAGACAAGAATATGCAAGCGAGCTAACCTCTACTCCGATTGAAAAATGGCGGTGGGGAAGAGATCAAACTATATTAAATCAACTTGCAAACAAGTATAAATTTGAAGCAGCAGATAAACTTTGGATTACAATAGGTAAACTTAAACACCCTAGTGCGTTTTTAACTCTTAAAGGTGAACAAAAAGAAACTGAAAAATATCTCAATGTATACAGGAATTATTTAGAATGAAATCATATATTATACGATTGTCTGATTTTCCTAACAGCGTAGAATGGGCACAAAAAGCATACAAGTCTGCTAGGATGCATAACTGGGATGTATATTTTTTCGAAGGTAGTAACGGACAAAAAGAAACGTTAAAAGATTATAACATAAAAATTAATTCTAAATATAAAAAGGCTATTGCATCATTTGAACGTGTTGGCACTGTTGGATGTTTCTTAAGTCATTATCGATTATGGAAAAAATGTATTGAACTTGACGAATCTATTTGTATATTAGAGCATGATGTTACAATACATAAATCTTTTCCGGAAGTAGAATTTAATGATGTTATTAAACTTTCTACTAATAAAAAAGCAAAGGAAATTTATTTAGGTGAATGGTGGGCCGGCGCAATGGGATATTGTGTTAGTCCTCAAGGTGCAAAAAAACTTGTAAACTTTGTAGAAACTAACGGTGCAATGCCAGCAGATACAATGCTATGCACTGGAATAATTGATTTGCAGTTTTATAACCCAATAAATACTGTTGTTACATATGTAATAGACGACTTTAGTTTTACTTGGGATTTAAAAAATGGACGATAAGTGGATAACAGGCTGGCTTAATAACTCTTATCATGCCGAGTCAAAAGAAAAAATATTTAAAAAAATATCATCTTATACTGGACCTGTAGAAACTATGTTAGATATAGGATGTGGTATTGCTAGAGAAAGCGAACATTTTCATAAAACCTTCGGAACGAAAATATATTTGTTAGACGGTGATTTTGATAATACAAAAGATAACCCTCGTGATGCTAATTACGGCGGCGTAAAAGATTTTAAATTTTACAGTAAAATTACAGATTTAAAAAAGACATATGATGAAAGAAATATGGAGTATGTTTTTATAGATGCAAATAACATTCAGATAGACAAAAATATAAAATTTGATTTATTTTATAGTGCTGTTAGCTGCGGCTTTCATTATCCAGCGTCTACATATAAGCATCTGATACAAAAACACAAACATAAAAATTCTAAAATTATTTTTGATATTAGAAAAAAATCTAATCAAAAAGATATAGTTATAAAAAACATACTAAGCGAAACTAAAAAATACATAACAGCTGAAATTGAGTTTAAAAATGAAATATAATGTACAATACAGAGAAGTACTAGACAAACAATGGCTTTGGCCTAAGAAAGATAGAAAAGCCTGGACTTACTTAACATTGCCAGGGCATCTTAATTTTCCTAACGAAATTTCTTCTATGATTACATCGCATAGAACTGTTATACAAGCGGGCGGACATTGTGGACTATATCCTTATCAATATTGTAACACTTTTGATAATGTATATACGTTTGAACCTGAAACTGTAAATCATCATTGCTTAGTAGAAAACCTAAAAGAAAAAACAAACGCACAAATTTTTAATCTTGGTCTAGGAAATATTAAAGAACAAAAAGGTATTGTATTAGATAGAAAAAATACAGGCAAACATATGATATCAGAAGATTTAGGAAATATACAAATTACTACTATTGATGATTTAGATATTAAAGATGTAGATTTAATACAGTTTGATTTAGAAGGTTATGAATTATTTGCTTTGCAAGGTGCAGTTAATACTATAGAAAAATATAAACCTTTAATTGTACTAGAAACAAACGACTTGTGCTTAAACTTTGGATATAGTTTGACAGATTTAGACAATTGGATCTACTCTTTAGGATATAAAAAGATTAAAGAATGGGAAGATGATACAGCATATGCACCTGTTTAGAATATGTAATTAAACATATCTAAATCTTCTTCATAAATTTTCTGTGCTAATTTTTTTGTTTTGTTTGAAAATAAGTCTCTATAATTTCCATTATTTTTAGACTTATTAGCATATCCTAGTTCTATATTTTCAAACAAATACAATTTTTTAATGTCATTAATTGACTCAAATTTAATAATAGTTTTTACATCTTCTGACAGCCAAGCACTTTGATTGTTACTCAATGAAAACCAAGTGTAGTCCCAAGGCTCGTTAACATAACGATCAAACCAAGGATTAAATCCGCTGTTCATTACTGCTAGTTCTTGTGTTACTTTGTGCATATCGTCAACTACTCTTAATGGCTTTGGCGAATTCTTTTTAAGTTGTTTTAATCCTTTTTGAAGAACTTGCTGCCTAAAAAAATACCAACTAGCTGCTCTGTCAAACGGATTTCTTACAATACTAAACACAAAATAATCTTTAACATCTACAATATCTTTTGTATGATGTATTGTACTGTGAAAGTTGTTATCTTGAGTTATGCTATTTTCTATAGTAGAAGTTTTGTATGCTTTGCTTAACGATTTAATTACACTAGCGCCGGCCGTTTTAGGTATGTGTATAAAGATTGCCGGTTTAGGAGAATTTATAATGTAACTCATAAAGATATTTATCAGTTAAATGCGTACATAAATATCTGTATGAAAACAGTATTAGTCACAGGAGGATTTGATCCTCTGCACTCCGGACATATAGAATATTTTAAAGCAGCACGAGAATTAGGAGATCGATTAATCGTAGGAGTTAACAGCGACGATTGGTTAACACGAAAAAAAGGTAAACCGTTTATGCCGTTTAAAGAACGTGTTGCTATTATTAAAGAACTAGCAGTAGTAGATAAGGTTATAGGATTTGACGACAGCGACAATAGTGCAAGTCAAGCAATTTTTCATACAATGTCAACTACAACTGGCAAGATTATATTTGCCAATGGCGGCGATAGAAGTAATACTACTACACCTGAATACGAAGCATATGGCGGACATCCTAGTGTAGAATTTGCATTTGGTGTAGGCGGCGAAGATAAAAAGAATTCAAGCAGTTGGATTTTAAAAGAATGGGCTCAACCTACTACAGAACGTGCATGGGGCAACTACACTGTGCTAGATAAAGGCGATGGCTGGGCTACTAAAAAACTTGCGTTTGATGTAGGTAAAAGTCTTAGCGATCAACGACATTTTAAACGTTCAGAACATTGGCATGTTGTAGAAGGTACAATACACATGGCATTACAATTTGAGAATAATGACATAATTAATAAAACATACTATTCGGGAGACAGTATTGACATACCAGTTAATACTTGGCACAAAGCAACAAACGTAGGTGATATTACCGCAAAGGTAATTGAAGTCTGGTTAGGTGATGAGCTAACCGAAGAAGATATTGAAAGAAGAGACTAATGGATCCATTAAGAATATATGTAGGCTGGGATAGTAGAGAAGATATTGCTTACCAAGCCTGTAAACAAAGTTTGTTAGATACTGCATCAGTTCCTATTGAAGTTATTCCTTTAAAGCAAAGATTACTAAAAAGAGACGGGCTATATTGGCGCAAGTCAGACAAACTTGCTAGTACTGAATTTACATTTACAAGATTTTTAATAGCAGAAATGGCACAGTTCAAGGGTTGGGCATTGTTTATTGATTGTGACTTTATTGCTGTTGAAGATGTAAAAAAATTATTTGATCAAGCTGACAATAAGTATGCATTAATGTGCGCACAACACGATTATACGCCTAAAGAAGGCACAAAAATGGATGGCAGACAACAGTTAAACTATCCACGTAAAAATTGGTCAAGTATGATGTTAGTTAACTGCGGACATCCAAGTAACGCAAAACTAACAAAAGACCTTGTTAACGATCCTAATATTGACGGTAAGTATCTACATAGATTTAGTTGGTTAAAAGATAACGAAATTGGTGCAATTAGTCACGAATGGAACTGGCTAGTAGGATGGTATAAAGAACCGGAAGATGGAAAGCCGAAGTTTATTCATTATACAGAAGGCGGACCTTGGTTCGAAGAATATAAAGATTGCGAGTATAATTTAGAATACTACAGAGCAGAACGTAAGTATCTAATGGAAGGTATAAAAGGTGCAGAACAAAAGACAAATTTAGCAAAATCAAAAGGATCAAAATTTGAAGAGTTAACCTTACCTAGTGAAGTACTTGATACCGTAAAAACAGTAATATATACACCAATTGATCCTACAGGTAAGTATTACGGAAACACCCAGGAAGAAGCAATGAAAATTATACAAAATAAATTTATGAAAGGAACAGTTCATAAAAATGCTGCAATTGATCCTGAAGAGGGAATTGCATATAACAAAGACGGATTACAGTACGACGAATATTTACAAAGTTTTGTAATAGGTAGTGGTGGTAGATTAAGTGATTGGAAGACTGAAGAACGTACAGATACACCATTAGTAATTAGAGGACTAGGCGGCGGCAGTAGAAAAGCTCTACAGCATTGTTGGGAAACAAAGCGTACATTTTATGCTATTGATACAGGGTATTTCGGTAACGAAGGAAGCAAATCTAAAATATGGCATCGTGTAACTAAGAACGCATTACAAAATACACAACCTATTATGTATCGACCTGATGACCGTTTACTAAACTGGAAATACAAAAAGTTTAAAGGCGATGGGAGAAAAATTCTACTTGTTCCTCCTAGTGAAAAAGTTATGATGTTATGGGATCAACCGAGTCCAGAAGAATGGGTAAAGCAGGTTAGCGAACAATTAAAAGAGTATACAGATCGTCCTGTCGAAATTAGATTAAAACCTGATCGTAGACACAGAATTACAAATCAATCACTAGAAGCAGCAATGGCAAATGATGTTTATTGTGTAGTTACATATAATAGTATTGCAGCACTTGAAGCACTTAATTTTGGCAAGCCTGCTATTGCGTTAGGTCCTAATTGCGCAACTGCTGTATGTAACACAGAACTATCACAAATTAATAATCTAAATATGCCAGACAAAGATACAATGTATTCTCTTATGTGTCATTTAAGTTATGCACAATTTAATAGAGAAGAAATGATGAACGGCTATGCTTGGGAGATAGTAAAGTGAAAGTAGTTAGTTACTACAATGTAGTACCTAGCAAAAATAAAAGTCAAGAAAAGTTTAACATTTTAACTAAATTTGTGCAAGGTGTTAATGCAGCCGGCGATATTGGTGTACTACACAAAGGAAACGATTTAATAGATTCAGACGTTGGAGTCATACAAGGCTGGCAACATGAACGTGGCAAGAACGCTCCTCATTTGAGACTACGACAAAGCGTCATAGATTGTACAAAAAATAAGCATGTTTGTTGCGCAGATGCTAATTTATTTTTGTATGCTAACAAATCAAACGAGCCACATCATTACCTTCGATATAGTTTTGACGGAGTATTCCCTAATACAGGAAATTATTTTGACAACAATATTGATCCAAAACGTTGGGAACAAATAAGCAAAGACACAGGCATCGTTTTAGAAAATAAAGTACGAGACAAGGGACATATTTTAATTTGTGCTCAAAGAGAAGGCGGATGGAGTATGGGAACTTTAAGTTTAGACAAGTGGCTTATAAAAACATGCAATGCTATTAGAAATTTTTCTGATAGACCTATACGTGTAAGATTGCATCCTAAAGATAATCAAACAAACAGACGTGCAGGTGAAATAAGTAGACTACTTAGACAGGTAAAATTTGCTACAGTACAGAACAATAGATATTCTTTAGAAGATGACTTAAATGGATGCTGGGCAGTTGTTAATCATAATAGTAGTTCAATAGTTGGTCCTATTATACAAGGTTATCATGCATTTATAACAGATCCTAACACTAGCCAATGTGCAGAAGTAGCACATTCAGATTTTAGTAGATTAGAATCACCTAAAGAGTTTGACAGAGAAAAATGGCTTCAGCGTATTAGTATGTTCCATTGGAAATTTAGTGAACTTGAAGATGGATCAGCCTGGAGACATATGAGACAATATGTATGATAGTAAAATTTCCAAATCAAAAAACGCTGTATGTTGCTTGTAGTAAAAAAGTCGGATCAACTAGTGTAACAAGTATTTTAGGATTTCCTAGAGCACAAAGGCACTTAGCCAGACAGATGAAACATGTTTTAGGAAAACATGACGAATGGTGGAAAACCTTACCACGTAGTCCTTATAGTTCTTTAGATGAACTAGACTACAAGTATGCACTTGTTCGCGATCCTGTGCAAAGAGTTGTAAGTTGTTTTAAAGATCGTGTAATGTTAAAAAATAGAAATAACATTAAAAAAGAAGTAAACAACTGGGAAGATTTTATAAACAATCTCGATTATCTTAGAGAAAAGTATATAGATTTAAAAAGGCACTCATTACCGCAAGTAGTTGTACTTAAAAAAGATCCTAGTTTTTATGATAACATTTACTTAACACAAGAAATTGGTACTAGATTTTTAGATGATGTATCTAAAATTTCAGAATGCAAGATACGTCCTACTCAAACAAAAACAACTTCACAAGTTAATGTCTTAGTAAATGTTACAAAAGAGCATGTCGATATAATCAAAGATTATTATTCAGATGATTATACATATTGGGGAGATTATTTCCAATAGTCTTCGGTTCTGTTAACCATTAAGTCTTTAGGCAAACTTTTGCCACTGTCTTTACGTCCGCCTTTCATGTGATCCATCCATTTACCTAACGGACCATTAATAAGTGGATGTCCACCACCGCCTGTCTTAGCTTCCTTAAGATACATGTCTGCACTATAATCGTGTGACGGAAACTCTTTATACTTGTTTAATATTTCGCCAAAGATATAACTGTCGTGCCATTCTTCTAACTTAAACATTCCGTTTTCCGCATCTTCATACATTGCTTCAAAGTCCTTCATAAACTCGTGACACACAGGATGATTTTTATTCATACCATAGAATCCGCACTCGGGCCATGTTTGTGATCCTTTACCTCTACCTACATATGTAATGTATGTGTTGTTAGGCAGCAGTGATATAAAGTCTTCGTAACTCCAGTGACTGTGGATGTAACTGTCTGCGTCCATCCATACAATCCAATCCTTGCCTTTTTCAAATGCATCAAATACTGCATAAGTTTTATTAGCAAATCTAATGCCATCCCACTTAAATGCTTTATGCCAATCTCTTGGGCGTCTTGCTTTTATATCATCTGGAGGAATGCCGTTTGCTCTAGGATCGTTTTTATATTTTTCTTTAAATGCATTTAGTTTAGGTAATGCCTTTTCTGCACTTAGTATTTCTATTCTTCTTATATCTGGATTAGGAGGTAATATTCCTTCAGCATATACTACTAATTTAATTCTTGGATCTACTTGTTTTGCAAAACTTTCTAAAAATCTTTGTCCGTATTTTGAATACCCGTCTGGATGAAATGTTGTAACCACAGTTATTGCTGGCATTGTGTACCTCGTGTAAATAAACTATATGAAAGTATTTACATATGAAATTTAGTTTATGGACAAATTATGGCGCACTTAATAGTAGAGAAGTTTTTAATGCCTTTGCTCACAGTCTTGTGGCTGCTGGGCATGACGTTGTTTGGAACGACCCTGTATCTGATGTTGATGTTATTTGGAGTGTTCTATTCGCTGGGAGAATGGCTAAGAATAAAGATATCTGGAAAAGGAACTTGGAACAATCCAAACCGACCGTGGTCCTAGAAGTAGGTGGTATAAGTAGAGGTACAACTTGGAAAGTTGCATTAAACGGAATTAATAGAGATGGTTACTTTGGTGATAACGGTAATAACAGCGATCGTGCTAATGTTTTGGATCTTTCGCTAAAGCCTTGGCGGAATAACGGCGAATACATTCTTATATGCGGGCAACACGATAAAAGTCTGCAATGGATTAATATGCCTAGTATGAGTAACTGGGTAATGAATACAATTACTGAAATACAAAAACATACTGATAGGCCAATTGTTTTTCGTCCTCATCCTAGATGCACATTACCCAGCATTGAACACGAATTTAAAAACGTTCGTAGACAAACACCTAAACAAACACCTGGTAGCTATGACGATTTTGATATAGACTACAGCAACGTATATGCTACTGTAAGCTATAGTAGTAATCCTGGTATACACAGTGTACTAGAAGGTGTTCCAGCGTTTGTAAGCCCTAGCTCGTTAGCGTATGACGTTGGTAACGACATAGACTTTCTTCACGATATAGAAACACCATTGACTCCGGATAGAACACAATGGCTAAACGATTACGCTTGGACTGAATATACAGTAGAAGAAATTTCTGCAGGACTACCACTTAAACGCTTGACTTCTAAACTGTTTTAAGTTATAATATACTTATGAATACAGTAGAAGATTACCTTGAATTATTAGTTGGACTTAAAAACAGTTCTATGTTTAAGATAGAGTCTAGCGACATTTCTATATTACAAAGTATAGGAAGACAAGTCTTTAGGGGAACAGCATTAACTGATAGACAATATTCTTTAGTAAAAGAAAAACTACTAAAATATAAAGATCAATTTGACAATAATTCTAATTTTGAAGTAGAATTAGAAAATCTTAGAATGCCTCTGAGAGAAATTGATAGAAGCAAATATATTAAAGTTTGTGATTATGATAATCCGTTTCCTAACACACCCTATCATTTGCATAAAAGTGATAGAAAGTGGATTAAGGTTAGATTTCCGTTTAGTAAAAAACTTATAGTAGAACTAGATAAAATACAAAAGGTAGGCGACTATCATCATACAAAAGGTAGCCACGAACATTATTTTGTTCTCAATGAAAAAAATATACACCGTTTGGTAGAAATATTTAAAGATAAGAATTTTGACATAGATGATTTTCTTATTGAAACATATGAACAATTAGAAAAAATTAATAACAATAAACATTTATATATTCCTGGTGTATATAACTTTGAAGTAAAACATTTACCAGATGTTGCTAAAACTAATTTAGAAAAAATGTTAGGAAAACCTACAACTAAAAATTTAGCACTTTATAAAGACAAACAAAAAATATTCGGATTAAACTATTTTGACAAAAATGACTTAGAAATTAGTACTAATAATTTAAGTATTATTAGTCAAAAAATAATCAACAGAACACAAAAAAACGTGATGGTTAATTCAAACAAATACACGTTTGATAACTTAATATATAGCATAGTCGAATTAAAAAGATTTCCTCTTTTAGTAATACTACCTTCTGACAATCCATTAAATCATTTGGTTAAAGTACATAGAGCTTTTAGAAACATTCTAGATGACACTGAGTCTACAGTTTTATTTAGACTAGATAATGACAAAAATAATGACTTTAATAGTTACATTAAAGACAATAAACTAAATTCTCCTCTTGACAAAAACACAAAAATAGTGTATATTAACGATAAGATACCGAAACCTTTAATCAAATCTGATTGGAATGCTTATACTGCTCTTATGTTAGAAAGTATTAGACCAAACATAAAAACAAAAGCATATCTAAACGAATTTGATTTAGTACTACAGTTTGATAGTAATACATCTCAGTACATGCGGTTTCAAAGACAATCTATTGAGGAAATTTAATTGGCAAGTTGCAAACTAATAATTGAAGATGAAGTAAACATCAAACTAGAAGGATTAGATGTAGATGTTAGAAGAAAGCTCTCCAATGCTCTTAAGTTTGAAGTGCCTTATGCTCGATACATGCCCCAGTATAAACTGGGACGATGGGACGGTAAAGTTGCTTTCTTTGGTATTGGCGGGACAGGCTACGTTAATCATCTTGATGTCATTGTTGATACTTTACAAAAAAATAACGTCCAAATAGTTGACATTGAAGATAATAGACATCCAGTACAGTTTAACTTTCCTACTATTACAGAACGTTACTGGGCAGACCAAGGTGTACGCTGGCCAAAAGGTCATCCTGCAGAAGGCGAAGAAATAATTCTGCGTGACTATCAAGTTACAGCAATCAACAACTTTCTACAAAACCCACAGAGCTTGCAGGAAATTGCAACAGGTGCAGGTAAAACAATTACCACAGCCACACTGTCACACATTAGTGAGCCGTACGGACGTAGTCTTGTGATTGTGCCTAACAAATCACTTGTTACACAAACAGAAGAAGACTACATCAATTGTGGGTTAGACGTAGGGGTGTACTTCGGAGACAGAAAAGAACTAGGTAAGACTCACACTATATGCACTTGGCAAAGTTTGAATATACTTGACAAGCGGCATAAGGACGGCGCGGCTGTATTAAGCCTAGCAGAGTTCTTAGAAGGTGTAAGCACTATTATTGTCGACGAAGTACACCAAGCTAAAGCAGAAGTACTAAAGAATCTGCTTACACGCAACCTACGCAACGCTCCTATCCGTTGGGGACTAACTGGCACAGTACCTAAAGAGAAGTTTGAGTTTGAGTCTATCCACGCTTCATTAGGTCCAGTAATTGGACAGATCAGTGCTAAGGAATTACAAGACAAAGGTGTGCTATCACAGTGTCATGTTAACATTGTACAATTAATGGACACTCAAGTACACACTGATTATCAATCAGAATTAAAGTATCTAGTAACAAATAAAGACAGAATAGAATATATAGGCAAACTACTAAACACAGTAAGGCAATCAGGTAATACACTTATACTTGTAGACAGAATTAGTGCAGGCGAAATGCTACAAGAACTAATACCCGGATCAACATTTGTAAAGGGTGACGTTAAGCTAAAAGATCGAAAGGATGCTTATGACGAGATTAATACAGGTGATAACCAAGTGGTCATCGCTACATATGGGGTTGCGGCTGTTGGGATTAATATTCCTCGGATCTTTAACCTTGTTCTTATTGAGCCTGGTAAATCTTTTGTTCGTGTTATTCAATCTATAGGTAGAGGCGTAAGAAAGGCAAAGGACAAAGACTTCGTACAAATATGGGATCTTACAAGCACTTGTAAGTTTGCGAAGCGGCACCTTACTCAACGTAAAAAGTTTTACAAAGAGGCGCAGTACCCATTCACAATTGAAAAGGTGGACTGGAATGTTTAGGAAAAAAGAAAAACTTAAACTTACAGCTTATGCTCCGTCTACCGGTCTTATTGACTTATTTCCAGTTGTTAAATCTCAAATGCCGTCATGGTTTAAAAAGTTAGGTAAAAATGATTTAAAATCAGATAAGCCTTTAAATGCAAAAGTATGTACAGGATTATTAGATTTATATGCAGATTCAATAACTATTCCTGCTTGGCAAGATATGTCTATTACAATATTTCCAAACGGTGAAACTTCTGTTGAAGTTCAAAATGAAAAATGGGGAGTAGTTGTATTTACACATCAGTTAGACACACAAGCGCCAGGAGTATGGCCTAATCACGTTGCAGTTAAATTTGTATCACCTTGGTTAATGGAATGTAATAAAGATATAAAATGGCATTCAATTCAACCTACTTGGGATCAAACTTCTCCTTGTGATTATGTAATTATTCCCGGAACCTTTGAATTTAAATATTATAATAGATCAAATTTATTTGCCTTATTTCCGATAAAAGAAAATCCAGTAACTTATAATATTAGAGCAGGAGAACCTTTAGCTATGCTACTTCCTGGGACTGAAGAAGAATACGAGTTAAGTTGCGAATTTATTAGCCATGACGATGCTGAAAGGATATTAACTAAAATATGGGAATTTAAACCTGGTCTAGCTTATCAAAGATTTAGATCTTACCTAAGGAAGAAAAATGCAAATATTGACACTTGACAACAAAACTTTTAAATTAAATAGTTTACCAGATAAATTAGAAGACGAAATACATTTTAGTGTTCTAGATAATTCAGATCCTAAAAATCCTGATTTCTTTTTTATGCCTTTAATTTTTGTCGAGTCATTTAGCGCACCTGCTATTGTTATGGAAATAAATGGTAAAGAAATTATGATGCCTATAGATTGGTGTATGGCGGTCGGCGACAGTCAGACTGGAAACGATTTAGAAATTCTTCCGCTAACTAGTATAAACGATCGAGGTTTTGAAGCATTCCTTTTTAACCCATTAACTAGTTATAAAATAGATTTTGGATCTATAAAAATCACAAACTTTTATAATGACGTTAAGTGGTACTTCCCAAAAATGCGTAATGGACAACTATTAAGTGTACCAATTAGTGACGGAGATGAATCCTTGTGTGCATATTTTGTAAAAGATATAAGCAGACAATGTGAAGTAATAGAATACGCACAATTATTATAATGCAAGTACATAGTCAAACACATAATAATAATGATTTTATACGAGGTTGGTATTTAGACAACTTAGATACATGTGATCAAATTATAGACTATTTTAAAAATAACAACAATAAATTTTTAGGACGTTCGTCTAATGGTGTAGATGCTACGGTAAAGGATAGTACTGATTGCTATCTGCAAGATGCACAGTTAGCAAATTTATATGTAACTCAACTAATGGATGTTGCTTCAGAATATATTAACCTTTATCCTTTTGTAAATTTTTATAGTCCTTGGGGAATTAATGATAACATTAATATACAAGAATATAAACCGTCTCAAGGATATCACAAGTGGCATACAGAACGCAGCGGAGTTGAATATCAAATTAGTACAAGACATATGGTATTCATGACGTACTTAAATGATATAACTGATGGAGGAGAAACTGAATTCTTTCATCAAAAAATAAAAGTTAAACCTGAAAAAGGTTTGACATTAATATGGCCAGCTGACTGGACCTTTACACATAGAGGAGTTCCTTCCTCTACAGAAACCAAGTATATTGTTACAGGATGGTTTAATTATTTTGGAGAAAACAATGGGAATTAAAGCAGGAAAGATCTGGGGTAATACAGAACTTATACACGCAAACGGTGTACTAGAATTTCACCGTATTGAGTTTAATGCAGGTTATAAGTGTTCAGAACACGAACACAGATTTAAGTGGAACGGATTCTTTGTTGAATCGGGCAAGATGCTTGTTCGTGTTTGGCAAGATGCAGATCAAGAAGGTTTGGTTGATGAAACCATTCTTGAAGCGGGTGACTTTACACAAGTAAAACCCGGAAAAATTCACCAGTTTGAAGGTTTAGAAGATGGTGTCGCTTTTGAACTATACTGGGCTGAATTTAATCATGACGATATTGTTCGTCGAACAGTTGGCACCGAAGTAACAAAAGGAAAGAAGTAAAATGTTTACAAAACTATTAGACGGTGTAGACAAGACTCTAGTTAGAAATCTTGTAATCTTACACACACTAGTAATTGCAGTAAGTAATTATTTGGTTACAATTAGGTTTGATTTATTTCCAGGTGCGGATTTGCCCTTGTTTGGATCATTCCCTTTAGCGGCGGCAGCGTTTACGTTTCCAATCGTTGTTGTAGCAACTGACCTAACAGTACGTATGGTTGGTAAAGAAGCAGGTCGTGCAGTAGTAGCAATGGCTATTATTCCTGCTATTATTGCTTCAGTGCTAGTATTATTAGCACTAGGTGATGAACATGCATACAGAGTAGGATTTGCAAGTGGTACTGCATATGCTATTGGTACAATGCTTGATGTATATGTTTTCCAAGCAATCCGTGAACGTTCAAATGCATGGTGGGCAGCGCCAGCAATTTCAACTATTGCAGCCAACATCATTGACACATATTCATTCTTTTATGTGGCATTTGCAGGTTCAACAGACGCAGAAGGCAACTTAACTTGGATTGGTGAGAACTGGCACATTGTTGCACAGAACAACACACTGACTAAGATTGTAGTTGGCTTAATTGTGTTCCTACCGGCATACGGTATATTACTTAACTACCTAAAAGGTAAGTTAAATGACACTGCCAAAGGGTAATTTAATCCCCGGTGAAGCACTGATATATGAGCGTAGCAACGGTGTTGTATACGCTCATTATCGCGACAAGCCCGAGATACCTCGCTGGATAGTAGGCGGGGATCCGGCTGCCGTTGCTAAAGCTCAAGGTAAGCTAATAGACTATGGTGAATGGATAAATTTGTGCGAAGTTGCTGCAACAAATCCTACACTAAAAAATCAACTGGATAAACTAGTTACGATGTATTATATTGCGAAAGAAAGTAAATGAAACAATTGATTGTAAATAATCATTTAATATTTCCTACTGTAGTATCTGAAACATTACACACTGTTACAGATAAGGAAAAAGACTGTTGGTTTGATTTATACTTAAAAAATTCTAACAATGAAGGTAGGTCTCAAGACTTTATTGGATTTGAAAATATACAAAATGAAACAATATTTAATGATCTATTAATGAACAAATTAAAAATTAGTATCAATGAATATTTTAAATGTCTTAATATAAATGCAGACACCCTTGATGTACATCTAACTAAGTGCTTTTTTAATGTTACTAATCAGAGTGGTATTGATGTTCACGACCATTCCGAAAATCATATTTCTTTTACCTATTATCCTTTTATTGCTAACGGAAAAGATAGAGATATTATGATTTATAATTTTAATGAAGCTCATGCTAACGAACCTTATGCACATTTTTTTAGTAACTATATTACTGAATGGACGTCTATAAACAGTAATATTATTTCATTTCCTATAACAGAAGGTTCTCTTTTTATATTTCCGTCTAAGTTAAAACATTGTATTGAAGAACGACAAGGCGACAAATATGAAGAAGGAAAAACATTTACAAATAAAGAATCATTGCAACAAAGCCGCTTTTGTGTAGCGGGCGACATGTTGTATACTAAAAAAGAAAATATAAACAGTTACAATCGAGCTTTGTCAAATCCTAAAAATTGGAGAATAATATGAGAATTATTGCAGGACCCTGCCAACACGAAACACTAGCACAGAGTGCAGAGATTGCACGTGAGTGTAAACGTGTGTGCGACAAGTATGGAATTGATTACTACTTTAAAGCAAGTTTTGACAAAGCAAATCGTACAAGCGTAACAGGCAAACGTGGGGTAGGCTTACACCCATTTGTGCATGACATACTTGCGCTAAAAGACGAACTAAATGTAAAAGCACTAACAGATGTACATGAAGTAGATCAAATACAGTATCTAAAAGACATTGTAGATGTTTTACAAATACCTGCATTCTTATGTCGTCAAACAGATTTAATACAAGCCGCTTGTAAAACAAACTGTATTGTAAATATTAAAAAAGGGCAGTTCCTAGCACCGTGGGATGTCAAAGGAATACTAAGTAAAACAGAAGGTGCTAAAGAAGTATGGATAACAGAGAGAGGTACAAGTTTTGGTTATAATACCCTGGTTGTTGATTTTACTGGGCTTGACTATATGCTCACTAATTATAACGTTCCCATTGTATTGGATGCTACCCACTCGGTACAGAAGCCGGGTGGAAACGGCACTTCAAGTGGAGGCAATCGCGATTTCGTTCCAGGTCTTACTCGTGCTGCTTCTGCTTTGGGCATCGACAGCTTCTTTTTAGAAGTACATGCTGATCCAGACAATGCACCAAGCGATGGGCCTAATATGTTGAAGTTAAAAAACTTTGAGGAGGTAGTACGTGACATCATCAGCCATTCTTATTCCCGCTAGATACGGCAGCACAAGATACCCAGGAAAGCCTCTGACTATGTTAGGGGATAAACCTATGATACAACGAGTAGCAGAAGCTTGTAAAGCAACAGGGTATGATACCTATGTGCTAACAGATAACAAAACTATTGCACAGGCAGCACAAGCATCTGGTGTAGGCATTTATATAGATTCACATGATTATGAAAACGGTACCGAAAGATGTGCCGGAGCAATTGCTAGTCGTAAGTTTGATGAGTACGATAATTTTATAAATGTACAAGGTGACATGCCAGACGTAACAAAGGAAATGATAGACAAATGTATTTTTAGTTTACAACATTATAATGTAAGCACAGTGTTTACTAATATGCCTGAAGCAAAGCAAGATGATCCTAGCAGTGTAAAAATGATACGTGCAGGAGACAATGCATTATGGTTTGGTAGAGGTATGACAGGGTATGGCGAATGGCATTTAGGCGTTTATGGATATAGTAAAAACGCTTTACAATGTTATCAAGATATGCCTATACCTAAAGAGGAAAGAATTGAGCAATTAGAACAATTGCGTTGGTTAAAAAACGGTTGGCAAATAGGCTGTTTGAGTGTACAATTTAATGGTACAGAGATAAACACACCTGAGGATGCAGAAGAGTGGCACAAGAAAAACTTAATCTAAAACAAATACTTGGCTGTATAGATATGAACTACAAAGGAGCCTGGAAAGAATTTACTGACGAAGAAAAAAAGAGTGTAGGCTTTTGGTTACTTAATAGATACGTTAGTAATGTTGCTGGCAACAGAGAAAAACAAGAACGTGCAATAGAAAACACAAATAAGTACTATAACAAACATTTTAATACAATCGGTGTAGGCAAAGAAACCGGTCATCAAGAACTGATGTGGCAACTATTGTGCATGAGCGGAGCAACTGGAAAAATAGAATTCCATCCATACATTGGATTTAAAAAGAAAACCGAATCTAATTCGAAAGCAATAAAATTATTAGAAGAAATATATCCGAATATGAAACAAGACGAGGTAGAATTACTTGCTAGACTATCTACAAAAAAAGAACTCAAACAATTGGCTGAAGAACATGACGTTGACGTCAAGCTCTGATAAACCATACAAATGCGAATACTGCGGCAATGGTTATATGCGAGAAAAGACTCTTGCAGCTCATATGTGTGAAAAGAAGAGACGTTCTTTACAAAAAGATGAAAAGCGAGTAAGGTACGGCTTTTATGCCTTTCAACGATTTTACAAACTCAGTGCAGGAACTAAGAAAGAAAAAACATATGAAGATTTTTGTGCAAGCCCCTATTATAATGCTTTTGTTAAGTTTGGCAGTTTTCTTAGCAATGTCAAACCTTTATATCCTGAGCGATATATCGATTATGTGGTTACAAGCGGTGTCAAGTTAGATCACTGGGCACGAGATGAACTGTACGAAAAGTATGCACTAGAATTTATTCTTAAAGAAGATGTTGCTACTGCACTTGAACGTAGTGTAAAAACAATGATGGATTGGGCAGAAGAAAATGAGCCTGCTGCATGGAATCATTATTTTAATTATGTTAGTTTAAATAGAGCAGTGTGGCATATTAAAGACGGAAAGATATCGCCTTGGCTATTACTTAATTGTAAAAGCGGAAAAGACATGTTAAGTAAGTTTAATGACGAACAATTAAATCTTGTTTATCACGTTATTAACCCTGAACATTGGGCTATGCGATTTAAAAGAAAACCAAGTGATGTGCAGCTTGTTAAAGATGTTGCAAAAGAAAGTAATCTATAATGCCAGATATTGACATAGATTTTGCAGACAGAGACATTGTGTTGTCAAAGATACAACACCGTGTTGCTAAACTTGATAGTGAAAAGAAACACAACACCGGCGTCTATGTTACAGAAATTCCTCACAACCCTGTGGATAACCTATCTACTATCGACTACAAAAACGCCGAAGACAGAGGTTATTTTAAATTAGATTTTTTAAATGTGTCTATATACAAAGACATCCAAGATGAGACACATTTAATGAGTCTCATGCAAAAGGAACCACTATGGGAACTATTGGAGCACGAAGAATTCGTAGATCAAGTCTTTCATCTAAGCGGGCACAGCAGTCTGTTGAAACAATTGAAGCCTACATCGGTAGAACAATTGGCAGCGACACTGGCGATAATTCGTCCGGCAAAAAGACACCTAGCGGACAAGGACTGGCAGACGATACTAAAAGAAGTCTGGATCAAACCTGAAAACGGTGAATACTATTTTAAAAAAGCACATGCTGTATCATATGCTATAGCATGTGTTGTACATATGAACTTATTGTGTGAGCAACTCAATGGCTACTAAAGAAACGTTTGGTTTACTAAGATCTAGGTTTTTTAACTAGCTGTACACTTTTGCGTTTTACACGTTTTATTGCAAGGTTGTTTAAATTAACACAAGGGCCAATTGTAACCTTGACATCTTTGCTATTCATTGTTATGAGTGCATGTCTAAAAGGTTCTATGTCTTTTCTCAAAAATATATTAATTGGTATCATCCTGTTAGATTCCCACCACCATATATCACCCAGTTCTAAAAAAGCTTTACGCTCATCTTCAGATCGGAGATTAGTGTACACATACATAGATGTAATGTACTGATCTTGATTGGAAATGATTCCTACATATTCTTGTCCACCATATGTGACGACAGAAATATAAGGAAAGTTTTTTTCTATATCTTTTAATAACATATTAGCGATAAATACTTTAAATAAATTAAGGATCCTTTTTGTATGCAACTTATACCTAGATATTTATATGAAAACAAAGTTGATGTTGTATCAAACGATATAGGATTCGTTGTGGAGTATAGACCAGTGTATAGTAGACAATTAAAAGTTTATAGAGGGATAGACAATCAATTACAGTTTAGATTGCTTAATGCAGATCAAAAGCCTGTAACAATTACAACAACACCAGTGTTGGTTGTGTTTGATGAAAACAATGTAAAGATTATTGAAAGAGATTGCACAGTACAAGACGATGGCTCCACAACTGCTACCAAAGGTCAGTTCACTGTAACAATTACTGAAAATGATTTATTAAATGTGCAACAACAATATCTCCACTA